AATAATGTCGTGACCATTCAAAAGGTGGATAGATCCCAGTTGATCGCCAGCAGCATTCTTGAGAATAATCTCATGTGCCTGACCACCACCTGGATCATGGGTCACATAAACTTTAGTCGCCCCTTCAGCATTCTGACCAGGATCGTCAGCATCGGCCATTGGGATCTGTGGTCCCAGAAGTTTGATTACTTGTGCCATTTGATTATCCTGAAATTGCTACGGGAGAGACATACACATTACCAGAAGTAGGAGCACCATCAATTTGGAACAACTGATAGATCTCACCATTTTGATCCAATTGATATTGCTCATATGTTGGACCTGCTGGATCTTCAATAGGAGTCTGACCAGGATTCTTTTCAAGATACATAGTCTCTCCAACTTCAAGCACAACTGCTGGATAGTTGTTTAGTTCTACATTTTGAATAGTAGAGATGTTGGATGGTTCTCCAGTGTTAGCATCAATCGCTTGAACCAAAGCTCTTCTAACTACCACACGGGCATCGGTGGCATTTGTTACCTTGATCCAACGAGCACGATACAGTTCTTTTTGTTTCAAATGAACTGCCGCGGCAAGAGCGACAGAATGATCACCAGTAATTGTGGTTCCATCAACTACTGTTACTTTACCTTGTGGTCTGATGATCATGACTATCCCGATTCTTCACTCTTATTTATCTGCTTCAGCATTTTTTGAAGGTCTGCTGTGCTACCAACAAACAGATTATTGGTGGTGTTATTGGTTTCACGCTTAGTAGGTGCCTCAAGGTTCTTCATTTTTTGCTGAAGATCGATGAGTTTGTCAGTGGCGTCTGCTACCTGCTTCATGGCGTTCACGGCGACTTCATACGCTCTTGGGTGCCCAGACTCCTGTGCTACCTCTAGCGCCCCGTCTAGCGCCTCCTGTCCTTTACTAATTAATGAGTACAATTCACCACGGGTATATTCATAGTCAACTGTTTGATCGTCTTTCTTTTCTTTTTTTGGTTGTGGTGGTTTAGATACAGGTTCAATATCAGATGGTTCAACTTCAATATCAAACATATCTTCCATGTTGTCTTCAAATTTAGTCATAAGATTTCAATACCTTCATTAAATCCAAAGTCGTCGGTAGAGATAACTAATTCATCATCAGCAGCAGTGATCTGACCGTCACCGTCTTTATCTTCTAATGCTTTGGGTGAGTAAGTATAAGAAGCAGTTCTTCTACTTTCAGCCAGATCACCAATAGACTCGTAAATAACTGCCTTTCTAATAATACCATTGTTACTATAGGGACCGTAAATATAAGACTTGGCGGTAAAATTTAAAGTCCAAACAATGCTTCTACGATTTAAAAAACTATCGTCCCAATCATCTTCATAATTAATATTGTTTAGCACAATGGCGATATCTCTTTTTTCTTCCATATCACTAATCATATTGAGAGTGATATTAAAATTAGGTTGAAAGAAGGGTAAAATTTGTTCTAAAATTTGTAGTCCAGTATCTTGATCTTTGGCAATAATGCCAAGCTCAAATGCCATATCATATGGAACAGGAACATATTGTGTTTTAACTTCAGACCCATCATCAGCAATAGTAGTTCTGTATTTTTGTACAGGACTAGTTTTACGGGCAGAATCATAACTGATGTCTGTCATTTCAAAGTATAACCGTGGTAAGGTTATAGCAACCTTTCGATCTACATCTGGGTTTTGTTCTAAACGAGTAAGAAACTTTTGTTTTGGACCATACGCAAGAGGAACTTTCTCAACCTCCAAAACCTCATTGGTGTTAGGATCTTTTTTTATTAATTCGATATTGTTGAATAATGTACCGAAACCAATAACTGTTTTACGTATTGCTTCGTTATAAAAATGTTGCCCTAGCATTAGAATGAATCCATAAAGTTACCGTATTCACCGAATGGGTTTTTCTCTCCCCAGTCAATGAGATCATCAGCTTCTTGTTCGATTTCGTAGTTTTGATCGTACTCGCTGTTAGTATTATTTAGAGTATCAAAAGTGCCTACAACCCAAACAGCACCACTGTCATCACCAGTTATGGCTTCGCCAGTAGCAAAAGTTCCTTTTCTGTTAATTACTTGAAGCACTCTTGTAGCATTGTCCCAAGACTTAACTTCTGCCTCAACTCCTGTCGTGCTACCAGTGACTGTTTCTCCAACCGTAAAGTCTCCTGTTCCACCAACAGAAAGTGTGAGGGCAATAGCACTGGAGAATAAAGTTTCAATCTCATCAATCTCAGCAACACCCGTAGAAATATCATCACTACCAACTTCATAGATTTCGGCAGTCATTGTGTAAAATTGTAATTTACCAAACTGGTAAAAAGGATTTTCTCTCTCTACAAATTTAATCTCATACAAATCTTCTGTTAAAGGAAAATATAAGAGATCTCCTTCGTTGGGTCTTCCATTTACAGTTAAATTATATCCAGTTGAAGCTTCATCCCAACGTCTAGTAGACACACGAAATTTTACTTCATCAGTAATACGTAAACCAAATTTACTAATAAATTCAGATGTATCGCCAAATCCTGTCACATTCTCCAGAAGCATTTCTATCTGAAACTGTGACTCATACTTAGAGTAAACAATGTCATCTAAAGTATTATCTTTCAAAATTGTTCTGGGTATATAATAGATATCTGACCCGAACAATTTAATTTGTTCGTCAACTAGATCCTGGATGAGATTTTGCTCCCCAGAATCTCCTTGATAGTATGTGGGAAAATAAGGACTAGTAGGCATTTTATCCGATCATATCCATTGGTGGAAGCGAATACTTGGAAAGCATCTCTGCTTCAAGTGTTTGAACTTCATTATTGCCATCTTCCCAAATTTGACGACCATTAAGAGTAATACCACCAGGAAGTTGAACGTTATTATATTTAATAAGGTTTGCTCCCCACTGTCGCTTCATTAAAGCAGTAGCATACCTCTTGATAAATGAATCGTTATATACTTGGGTGTATGTATCTGGATCAATAGCACCCCAGCAATCAATCAAGATCCAGTTACCTTCTACTAGTCTGCTGGTGTCAATATCAATGTACAGTCTGTCCTGCCTCTTGGTAAATCTGTATTGTACAAAAGAACCTGTATTAATAACTTGATCTAAAGTTTCAAAATACTGTTTGACCATATAAAAATTAGTCAGGTCAAAGTTTCCCATCTTGAATCCATTCGAGAAGGAGAACATATCCATCAAGAAGAATTGGTTGGTCATACCAAACAGTTCGTTACGAACGAAGTTGGATGATACACCAAATACTTTACTGATACCCATCACATGATCAGGAATCTCTAGGAAGTTCTTTCTGTGTTCCCAACCAGTAGCATCTGGGTCTACGGTTTGTGTGACTTCATTTTGTGTAGTGAACCTAGTGATATCTAAATCAGTAATGTTATGCTTGAGATACATCTTCTCAAGTCCATCGAAATGATGTTCGTGGTAAAACTGGATGGCATCGTCAATGATGTCACTAGTTTGCTCATCAGCAATATTGATTTGTAATACAGGAGCTCCCAACTGACGCTTACAGTAATCAATTAGTTCCTGCCTAGTGCTTGGCGATGCCATGTATCCCAATACAAAATCCCTAATACTATTTAGTCATCCTCATTATAATCAGTATCAAAACTCACGTTAAATGCTATAGAAATCCTTTCACCATCACCTGTGTTCTCACTTACATCATGTTCTAGCCAAGAAGGAAACAAAATTAATTCATCTACTTCAGGACTATATGTCAAATAAGTAATGCCATTATAAAAAAATTTATGATCTTTCATTCCTCTTATCCAATGACCTCTGGGATCATAAAATTTTATGTCACCAGAACCCTCAGGAACTTTTAAATAGTAAACACCACTTAAAAAAATAGTTGTATTTAAATGAGAATGTGGTTTATTGTATGATCCTTTTGGGTTAATATTAACCCAAGAATTAAATCTAATTGGTTTATCGTTTATTTTAGTTATCTCAACGAGTTTATTAGAAATTTTTTGAAATAAATGTTCACATTCAAAATACTTATCAGATATATTGATACCACCAGATTGCCATCCAGCAACATTAGATCCCCCATCTCCAAGAGAAAGGGGAGTACTTTCTTTACGAAATTTTTCTATAGCCTTCTCTACTATAGTAGTATCTGCTCCTAAAGATCCAGAAAAGAAAGCTGTAGAAAATAGATCATACCTCTTCATTAGAAGTCGAACCTTCTTCTTCTTTAGGATCCAGTAGATCGAGAGTCTCTAGACCACCCTGTAGTTTTAGTTTATACTCTCTTGCTTTTGCTAGATTAGTTTCCAACTCACCGATCTGCTTATCGGCACTTGCAAGTTGCTCTTCAAAATTTTTTCTTAGTTGTTCAGTGTCCATGGTACTTACGAAAAATTATATTATATCACTATTTATGGATATTTAACAAATAGATATCCCTGGTATGTATTGGAACTATAACTCGTTCCTCCCCAGCGAACATATTGTCTACTACTATCACCAGCGTTATAGTTACCAAATCCATAACCTTGGTTTGAAGACAAATCAGGACCAGGGAAGTTACCATCAGCAGTGCCGTTCATATTAAATCCCCACAAACCATCGTCAGCGGCAAATCTAGATGTTGAGTAATAACCAAAACCAGATATGTCTCGTCGTTGGTTGTTGGAGAATGTCCAAGTAGTAGTGGAGCTATTTCTGACTGTAGTATTATTAATGGCATCAAAAACAAATACCTTAATATCCTTTTGGTCATCTTCATTAAAGAAAAATTCTTGAAGCTGATTCCTACTATCTTCAAACGTCATGACCCATATACCATAATATCGATTAGTATCAGAAATAGCCATAGCCATAAAATAACGATCCTCCTCGGCACCATCAAATCCACTAGTTTTTTCTAGAGAAGTGGTACTCTCAAAAGCTGACTGACTGAATACACCTGTAGTTGTAGTTGGATCTCCCTGACCCATCGACTCCACCTGAGATCCATACCTAGGTGTAGCAACTAATGTATATCCAGCATCTGAGATGATACTATTAAATCCACTAACATCACTATATGATAGAGAAGCAAAATCACCATTCATTGCTTCTAAATCACCAAAGGTCGATGCTGCTCCTGTTTCTCTCCAGGAATTACCTTCTCTTAAACGGAGTTTTTGGGTTGATGTATTAAAATAAATCCTTCCATTAGCAGCAGTTGGATTAGATCCGTAAACAGGAATGTTTACTCTCTGTCCAACATCAATACTAGCATTTGTAATTTTACTCATGCAATTTTACCCTCTTTCCATTCGGTTCCAGTGTACCAACGAATATTGTCGGTGGATGTATTAATATATATCTGACCTCTAACTGGGTTGGATGGGTTACCGTTGTTTCTAGGTATTTTGAAAATACCACTTCCAGAATTACTGCCGATAACTAATTGTTCTACTTTTAATTGTCCAGGCATAATTATTTACCTCTTAAATGCTTTGCCATTTAGATCCATTCCAGACTTTGAGACCGTTGCCAATTAAAGCAAGATCTCCAGTTGTTGGTGTCCAATCAATTTCACTAGTACTATCAAATGACGGAACGACACATTTTTCATCGTCAGAATGTGTCAGTTCCGTAATTGTCAACTTAGATGATTCGTTTAGGGGAGACATTTGTATTAAGCGATAATCCATTCAGCGCCATCACTAATAGTGACGGTTACATTATTATTTATGACGATTGGACCTGTAGAATATCCAACAGCATTAGCTGGGATAGTTGTATTCGCCGTAATGTTTTGGTACAGTGCTTTGATGATACCATCATCACCATACCACTGATCATTACCCTTGACCTGAAGTGTTCCAGATTTGAGGTTGAGAGCAGCAACAGTAGCAGAACCAGTAATTTGTAATTTAGCGCCAGTGGTGACACTAGCACCAATAGAAACCAGACCAGCTGTTCTTTCAATATCGGATGTACCAGAATTTGTCCAGTTAGATCCACTGAATGTATTACCATCAATGGTGAACTGACCACTATTGATATTCAAGTTGCCATTAACTTCCAGAGCATATTCACCAGTTGGAGGATCTTGGTTGATACCAACTCTATTGTTATTGGCGTTAACTGTAATGGCAGCGTCACCAGTAAAGGCAGTACCATTATCATCATCAGATCCTTCAATTCTTAGGATGTCGTCAACAGCAGCATTGATTCTAAAGTTTCTAGCACCGCCATCGTCAGCACCAGAGGCAATCAGTTCAACAATAGCACCAGGGTTAGAACCATCGTCTTTAACAATAACTTTATCGACCCTGATGTTACCAGCAACATCAAGTACCTCAGCAGCATCACGTTGAATGCCAATCTTTTGAGCAACCTTTAGATTACCACCTGCTTCAAATCTTAAATATTCGTTGAGGGAAGTAATCGTGGCCTCAGGTCCAGTATTGTTACCAGCAATAATGAGATCTGCTGTGTTATTACCAGCATCTTCTCTAAAGATGTTCCAAGTATAAGCATCTCCAGCATTCTGGAAAGCAATACCTTGATCGAGTTCATTATCAGAAACTTGTAACGTTAGATCATTTCTAAGACCACCATAGATAGCAAGTTTACCATCATTTGCTCCAGGTTCTTGACCGATACCAACTTTTGCTTGTGCTTTATCGACAAAGAGAATGTTAGCACTACTATCAGAAAGAACTTTTAAGTCTCCTGTGATAGTAGTAGCACCAGTTACTCCAAGAGGACCAGCTTCAACAGTGATGCCCCATGGGGCGGCAGTGTCACCAGAATCTCCAATAACCAAACTACCTTGGATTGTACCACCATCACTACCTAAGTTTCCAGTAGCAGTACCTTCAAACGAAGCAGCGTAAATCTTATTGCCATAGAAGTCACCATTCTTATCTCTCATTACGATGTTGTACTTGGTGACGTTCTCTTCTGGTGTAGACTCAACAAAGTCGGCACTATCAGTACCAGTGTATGTACTAGCACCAGCAAGCTCAGCAGTCGTTCCAGTACCAACAGTTGGTTCTAGAATAACTTCGTTCCAGATTCTATTAGAACCATTGAGGAACAGACTATTACCATCAAGAACATTGAATGTAAGTTTACCAGTTTGCTGGGCGTTGACTTGAGTACCAGTCGTACCAATCTCAGCAATAATTTGTGCCTGCCAATCAGCAGAACCTGATGGATGGAAATTGATAGAAGGTGTGGTTTGAACGTTACCTTCATTTCTTCCAAGTCGTACTGTAGCAGTGCCCGAACTTTGGGCAATTTCTACAGCAGAATAAGATTGACTTGGAATTTCATCAGATCCAGAAGCAAAATTAGACCAATGATAATCAGTAACCACACATCTTTGGTTAGCTCCACTGCTATCACTTCCACCCATACTAATAATATCTTGGCGTAGCTCGTCATTATCGACAACGATACTGCCAGTAACAATATAACCAGATGCTCTGTAATACCACTCGCTTTGATCATCTCCTGAAGAGTATACTACTGCTTCTTCGAGAACAACAGAAGCAACATTACCACCTGTTCCACTAGAAGTGGTGTAAAGATTAATTGTAGATCCTGTTGTAAATGGTGAGGCAGAAAGTTTTGCTACGAGAGCAAGGTCGAGAGTATCACAGAAGAATTCAAAAGATTGATTGGTGTATTCATAGAGACTAATTTTATCCTTGAAGGCTTTTCTAGTCTGGTGTTTAGCAATTCTAGAATCTCTTAGATAACCAGAAATTTGATTTTGGGAATTTTGTAACCAAGATCCTTGTCTAGAATCAATACGGTCAGCATCCAATCCACTACCCGCTCCGTCTGAACCTGAAGTCCAGACTTTATGCCAGTTCTTAAAGGTAGTTAAACTAGAATTAGTACCTCTAAACCAGAATCCACCACCAGAGTCATCACCAGGACCGTCAGTAAATGCTAGTTGTCTTACACCACCAGCAGACTCACTAGCCCTAATACTCATTAAGAGGTATGGTTGTGGGTTCTGGGGATCTGGAGTATCATCTAAACCGTTGATTCCATTGTTCTTAGGAACAACAACAACACCTTCGTTGACTGAAGTAATGACTGTGGAGTCATCGAGTTGATCGTTACCATTTTGCCAATAGAGTCTTCTGGTATTGGCAGATTGCTGAGTGATGCTGATATCATAAGAACCAGTCAAACGTGCTTTGTTAAGACTACCAGAACCGATGTTAGAAGCATTTGTATAATACGATCCTTCAAATCCGTCTAGAGTATCAGCATCGAGATTACTATTTTCACCAGTTTTTAAAGAAATGGAACCATCGCCAGCAGTACCAATATTAAATTGATCTCTCTTAAATCTAGCAATACCCAATGTACCATAATCATCCTGACCAGCATCAGTAACTCTGGCAATATCAATAGATGTATTAGCATACATCTTGTTAGTAGTAGATCGTTTTGCTTCTAGTACCAGACCAGAACCACCACCGAGTTCGGGTGGGAATACGTCTACGGTAAAGTCTTGACTGTATTGTTGTCCACCATCAACAACTACAACATTTGTTACTACACCGTCTACGATAGATATATTTACTTTAAGACCAGTACCAGTACCGCCAGATAGACTTACGTCACGGGCAGTACCAGATGTTTGAGTTCCATCAATAGTACAATTACTACCACCATCAGCAATAACAACACTATCGATGAAGTTACCCAAGCTATAGTTAGAATCTAACTGAATTGGAGAATTGTTTCTGGTAAAGTTGATGACACTATCCTGTGGAGTAGAATCATCAGTTGGAGTATCTAGTGTGATTGTAATTGTTTGACCATCCAAAGAAACGATGAATGATTGGATGATTGTGTCGTTAGCAATACCAGGACCACTAACACCATGCCCTTTAATAATATTATCGCTAAATGGAACCTGAATCTGAGAAGAACCAGAACCAGTTCCAGTCAAAGTCTTGAGGAAGTATCTATTCTCAGGACCTTTGAGTGACTGAACTACAGGAGCATAAGATTGGTCACCTCTTAGGAATGTGAAAGAGTTGGCAGCGGAGTCGTTGCTTGCCAATCTCGCTGTAGAAATAACACCCGATTGAATGTCTCCAGCATCAATAACATTGGAGGATAGTGATACCCAATTATCGGCAGAAGTACCAGAAGTGTTGACAACTCTAGTGAGACTGACTGTTACTGGTGTTGCGTTATCAGTTTCGATTGTATCAGAATCGTTAATCTTGATGTTGTTGACAATATCTCCATAAAGTCTGCTCTCAATCAAAGCTTCCGCTGTTGCTGTAGTTCCCACAGGAGGAGCATCAATAACAACAGTTGGAGCAGTGGTGTAACCCTTACCACCAACATAACCATTATCAAACTCAAGTACAATAGTTACAACTTTACCACCAGCAATTGTTGAGAATGCCTTGGCATTTACAGCACCGATCTGCTGGTTTCCGCCAACAAAATTAATTGCTGGAGGTTCGGTGTACCCTTCGCCACCATCTGTGATATTGATCTGGTATACAACGCCAATTCTGGATTCTGTTGCTTGAATTTTACCACCAGTTCCAGATCCAGTGTAAATATTATTCACTGAGAACTGATAGTTGATAGATCCGTCTGATCCAGTAGTAACGGGATAGGCAAGGAACAAACTAGAATTATCGTTGTTTAGAATGTAAGATTCTGTAGCTCCTGTTGTATCTGAATTATCTTGGATAGCAATATCACCAGCGAGAGCACCTTCTAACCTCAATCTTTCTTGATCATTGGTTACAGTGAAAACACTGAATGGTCTAATAGGTGGTAATTGATCAGCATTAATCTTACCAGAATCTGTAAGTTCGACTAGTGCTCTAGGAACTGGGTTTGTAGAATATGGTTTGTTGATGTAAGGACCGAGGTTGTTGATGATATAGTCTCTAACTGCTTTCTGAGTAGAGATTAAACTGTCGGAAGATTGTGTTCCGCCTAAAGTATTGTCGGAGGAGAATCCAGTAACAACAACGTCACCGCCCTTCAGTTTCAAGAATTCAACTTCTGAGATCGAAACTGTACCTGTGAAGGTGATAGCACCAGTTCTGTTTTCAATCTTAGCGAACGTACCAACTTTAAAGTCACCTAGTTCGTCAGTACCAGAGACATAGACTCGTCCATAATTTTGTGGAACTTGTTCAAATGCTTCAACTTTAACACCACCGTTTTCTGGTAATGCTAGATAGGTAGTACCAGATCCAGCATATTCCCAAGTGTGAGAAGAGGAGTTAACAATAGATGGTCTGTGTAGTCTGATAGTTTCGTTAACAAGTTGAGAACCAGTAACAATTGTTGGGTTCTGGGGGTCGGGATCAGTTAGAGATACCCACTCTCCAGCGAGACCTAGACCAGATTCGAGAGTAATGGTAGGTTCTCCAGCAGAACCTTCTACAACATCGATGAAGTATTCAACACTTTCATTGTAGTTTCTGTATCCATCAATTTTGACGATATAGTGCTCAAGCGGTTTTCTTCCTAAATTCTGAATGGCAAATGTAGTTTTGCCAGATATTGTTTGTCCAGCTTCAGAAATAGTACCAACGTCAAACTCATATGCTTCATCACGGAATCCAGTAGCTCTTAAAGCGAATGTGCCGAAGTTTGTGGCAGAGTTGGTAATAGAGCAATAACCACCAGTTTCTGCTAGAACGCCATCAGCACAGAAGATAACGAAGACCGAAACCAACTGAACATAACCATCGTTGATGATCTTATATCCCGTACCACCAAACGAGACAATCGTGAATGCCGAAGCAACCATCGATTTACCTTGGTTGGGGAAGGTGGCAGTTCCGTCTGGTTGTAAACCAGGGAAAGGACAGTTGGGTTGCTTAACTTTAGAACCATCAACTTCAGCACCGCCACCGCCTAGGAAGGAGATAACAGAAGCGTTCTGAGTGTATGGCGATGCTTCGATGATTGGGTAATCGTCAAATCTACCACGAATAGCAATTCTAGTATTATTTTCATCATAAATGAACGAACTTGGGTAAGTAATAATAGAATCTGTCTCGAATAAATCTCCAGTTGTTTTTGTGGTGTCTCCAGGTAAAACAGATCCAGAAAGAATATTGGTGAAGATAGAAAATTCAGTTATAATAGCAGTTTCAACGTTAGCACAAAGAGGTGCCACGCCATCTGGATATGCTACAGCAGCATTTGTCTCTGCTCTTACGAATGTATGTTGTGATTGTGGAAGATGTGAAATAGCATTTACTGCTACTGGTTGGTCAGGAATAAATGTGTGTGTCGATTGTGGTTCATGCTTAATGGCATTTAATGTAGCACTAACGAAGACATGATCAGATTGATCGACAGTAGGACCGACATCAATTGTGAAAGTTCCATCCTGACGCTCAAGTCCATTGGCATCAGCAGCAACAAACGTATGTGCTCCAGTATAAGAAGATGGACCAATATTAATATCAAACGTATCTGCCGTTACGTTGCTGATTTGTAACCAACGACCAGAAGGATAATCATATCCAGGACGTGGGTAAGACTTAGTTACTGTATTACCATCTAATACACATGTAAAGTCTAGAGATTCATCATCAAATTTGATGTAATCTCCATCAGCAAAATTGTGACCAGTAATGGTGATTGTCATGTCACCAGAACCAGCAGCATAAGTGGCATCTTCTACTGTATGGGAAGTAGATCCAACAGATACAATTTCAATAGACTTACCAGCAAAAGGATCAATACCAGGACGTGGATACGTCTTGGGTGTCTGATAATTATCTCCATTGTAATCACAAACAAATGTGAAGGAATTGTCTTCTAGTACAACACTACGACCAACGCCAAGACCATGCTGTCCAACATTGACAGTCATCAATCCTGTTGTTGAGTTATATGTAGTTCCTGTTGTTGGAGTGAAGTATTGATTTTGTTTTGAAACTCCAGCATTGACGGTAATCGTATCACTAGTAATCTTAGTGATCTTCATGGAACGTCCAGCATATGGATCGATTCCAGGACGTGGATATGTCTTCTGTGACTGGTTATTATCCATGTCACAAGTAAATGTCAATGAGTTGTCAGCAATTACAATACCCTCACCAACATCAAGACTGTGAGTACCAATCTTCAGTTTCAAATCTCCAGTTGCTGGATCATACGTTGTTCCAGACTGTGGTGTGAAGTTAATGTCGGGACCAGAAGCACCAACATTCATCGTAATAGTAGTAGCAGTCGTTCCCGTTACATCAAGAGATGTGCCATATGCTAGTTGACCAACTTCTGGTAAAGCATGTTCCGTCTTATTGCCATCCATGGCACACGTGAAGACGAAAGACTCTGGTGACAGTCTTATGGTGTCGGAAGTGGTAACGCCGTGTCCAGATGGAACTGTAATGGTGAAGTCGCCATTAGAGGGGTTGTATGTGGCGTCAGTGGGAGTAAATTGTCCAATAGGAGCTCCTGCTCCTGTATCAATTAGAATGCTCCAATCTTCAAACTGTGGGATAACAGATGAAGTCGTTAAGAAATCGTGGATAAGAATTGTTCCGTCAGTAAGAGATTCTTTATAAAGATGATTGACACCAGCAGCTGATCCAGCGTCACCAACGTTACATTGAAGAGTTACTGTTCCAGATCCATTAACTACACTCGTAATTAAGAAACTATCGCCGTAATTAGAATCGTATCTGCTTGGACTTGGATGATCTTGTAGACCACCACCCATGTCACAACGGAAAGTAATTGCATTTTCTTTAAAAGCAATTCTATCTTGATTTGGTACAAGAGTTGTAGTGGGAGTTGGAATTGTTAGTTCTAGAAGACCTGTTGATGAATTGTAACTAGCATTTGTTGGAGTAGTCGTGACAGTATTACCAGTCTGAGACCAGTTACGCATTGCTGCTATAGTATAGAACTGTGCTCTTTCAAAAGCATATAGAGTTTGTACTCTCTGTGCTTCTGGAATACCAGTTAGAGATGCTCCAGAGAAATAGAATTCTGCTGCTGTTACAATACCAGCGTTGCCACCTAGAGCAAGGTCTCTAATCAAACCACTGAGGGCGTGGTTGATGTCTCTACGGCACTTTCTTTCATTGACATCACTAAGAGCCATAGCAGGATATTGGACCTTAGTATCTTGATATGCTTCTTCAGCAATGACGTGTCTGTTTCTAGCAACTAGGTAAGCAGCGTCAAGATATGTACCGCTAGTATTATTAGCAAGAACGTCAACAAACAGATATGCTAGGGTATTGAAAGCATTGACAACGTTAGCACAAGCAGGCGATGATAAGTCGTCAATAACTGTTGGATCAATATATTTTTGGAGAGAAGTATATTCTAAAGTATACTCTGGATTGCCAATTGTTCCATCTCCAATACGCCACTTTCTAATGGCATAAGTTGCTAATTCTCTGGCATACTCTAGAGCACGAACAGTTTGAATAATTTCATTATCAACAAACGTAATAGAAGTTCCAGTAGCATTAAGATACTTTTTAGCAGCATCGATTGTATTGAAGTTAGATCCAAACTCAAGGTCACGGATCATGGCGTTGAGGAAGTGTCCTACATCCCTACGACACTTGTAATCTCCAACTGGAATACTAAAACTTGGATATTCTTTCTCGATTACTTCTCCATTATTAGTACACTGTAAAGTGATATCATTCAAAGCTACTAAATCATCTTCATTAATAACTCCAGACCAATTACCACTAGTTGTTACTGTAGCAACGCCAGTTACAATATTGTCATAAACAAATCCAGAAACTGGATATGTAACTCCACTATGTGTAATAGTGCCACCTCTTACATATGTGTGGGCATCTGCTGTAGTTCCGACATAGATGTCAAAAGTGTTTCCAGTGACATTATATACAGACCAATATTCTTTCTTAAATTCTTCGTTAATTCTTCCGACAACTTCGTCAGCAATAACATCAATATTGTTTCTTAGTAGCAAGCAAGCATCCTGGAATCTTCTTTCTACTGGTTCTGAAAGACCGAACTTGTTTGGAGAGTTTGTAAGTGTTAAAGTTACACTATGAGAGGCAGAACGTACAGTAGCACCACTGATCTCGATATCATTATCGGTTATTGATGGAAGTTTCTTTGGAATGACAAATCTTCTGGAGCGACCATCAGCATCCTCAAGAACTTTGTAAATTCTTTGTCTACCATTCAATACTGTGAGGTCGTTTGGAGAGGATGGCATACCTTCAATGAAGATTTCCTGTCCTTCCTTAAAGTCGTGGATATTAGAAGCAAGAAGAAGACTGTTAGTATACAGTACGATACCACCCAGATCTTCAGATGATCCAAACTGTTCGCTTTGGAATCCATCATTGAATGTTCCTTGGAATCCAGCATCAACTCTAATAATTGGAAGAGTGGTAGTAGTATCAAAATCGGAAAATACTACCTCACCTTCTGCTCTAATCGATACAATATTTTCTGATAGGAATGTGAAAGCATCACGTAACCAAGTAAATTCTACGTTACCTACGTATTCTGGTGGATCCCCGTCTCCGTGTACGGGGAATACTGAATTAGAAGATCTAGCATCTCCCTGTACATTAGTAACCTCATATACATTCTGGTTGAACCAAACTTTCTGACCAACAGAATATACAGTGTTTAAATTGTATGTAATAGTATCTGTTCCACCATATCTAAAAATTTCGCCTGATGTAAATGCTCCACTTGTAGCATCATACTCGGCAGTACCAGAAGAGTCTTGAGTTTCTTGACCTTCGGCTACATCAAAAGTAACACTAGTAATAACACCTAAAGCAGTAGAGTTAACACCTCTAATGCCAACGCCAGGACCAAGTAGTGACAAACCACCATTTTGACTAAAAGTCAGACGAAATTTATCTTCACCTACAATTCTAGTACCAATTTCAAATTCTGTACCAAAATCTCCATTGGTGGTATCATCAAAGATAATTCTCTGCTTATCGTCAAATACCATGGCAAATTTCCAGGTTCCTTCTGGATTGCCATTAACGTCTAACTTATCTCTATATGTTACGCCAATAACATAGTTCTTGTCACCAAATTTGAAGATGTCTTTACCAGGGTTGTTAGGTCTGATAATTACAAGACGTAAGTTGTCACCAACAACAGAGCAATCGGGTGGTAGGGAAATTGGGTTGTCTTCCTTATATTCTCCACCAGAAACGATAAGGGATTCTTTGACGCCAGGAGTTGCCCAAGCGAGTTGTGCTGCTCTCTTAATTGTTCTTACAGGTTGAGCAGCAGATCTACCATCATTCAAGTCATTACCAATTTGCTCAGATACGTAGATACGACCACCAACGTCATTCGTTGCTAGGTTTAGAACATATTCAGTAGTAGCAATCTTATCGGATCTATCTCCTAAACTAGGCGTGATAGATCTAGGAAATAGACCAGACGCTGGTAGTTCTTGATAGAAGGCTTTTTGAGGATCATTAACTCTAAAACCAACATGCTTAAACTGAGCCTGACCATTAGCTTCAGTTCCATCAGCGTGTGTTGGTGGAATATTTCCAGTTAGTCCACCTTCTGTTACTAAGTAAATATTTCCACCATACCATCTAAATTCACCAGTTTCTAGAACGACGTTAGCATTCCATTGAGCTCCACCACCATTCAAATAATTTTTCAGGAATGGTGCTCTAAACTTAGTATTGGCTGTAGCAAAGTTCTCGATATCTAGATTGAGAATCGTTGCTGTGTCGGAAATAATAGATGTAGAAGTTCTGATAGCACCATTGATATCGAGCTCGTAGTCAATACTATCAATAGTTGCTGCTAGGGAGGCACCTGCTCCACCACCACCTGATACAGATACTCCTGGAGAGAATGTATATCCCTCGCCAGGTTCGGTTACATTGACATTAGTAATGATACCATCTTGAATGGTAGCTTCTGCTTCAGCCTGTACTCCACCAGTTTGATCTGGAGCATCAATCTCGATGATTGGTTCTGTAGTAAATCCAAAACCAGGAGAGTTGATGATAATTTTATCAACCTTTCTACCAGTCCTATTAACACCTATACGAGTTTGTCCGCCTTCGTTTACTAGTGCTCTAAAAATTTCTCTTTCGAGAGCACCATCACCAGATTTTATAATGAACTGATCAGATCCAATTATTGTTGGACTTAGACCTTTAATAGTCTCTCTATCAGAATTAAACTGGAAGCTCATCTCGTGTTCCGTACATCTTATTTCCTCAAAGTATTTATGAGGTTATAAACTCCGTTATATCAAAGATTAGCACTAACAACTGTAACCAATCCATACCATTTAACATTAGATGCTCCAGCAACAGTTGTGGAATAAGACCAAGCATTGGCGTTGCCGCCATCAAATGGTGTTACAGTCCAACTCTCAAAAGAAGGAATAGTATCTTTAATGATAGTCTCGAAAGATGAAATGTGAGTGACAGCACCATTACTAGCACATTCAACAGAACTTTCTAATTTTATTACAAGATGATTTCCATTTCCCGATTGAGAAATTCCAACTAGATTTAATGTAATAAAACTAATGGAACTATTAGGAAGTTGAATTCTATTGGGACTGAACGATTGACCCAATGTCAGGAAATCTGTATTAAGACCTTCTACAATATACTCAGTTTTATTGGCACCTGGAAGATCAGAATCTTTTACTCTTGCTGATCTTACGTCAGTTAAATTTCTTTTTTCATCTACAATAGATGTTTGGTCAACGGAGAACCCGCCAACCGAGTCAAATTCTTTTAAGTCGGGCATTTTAACTCCTTATTATAGTTGGGCTAGATTTTTAATTTGTCGCTTGATAATAACAACTCTCACGATGTCGCCATTAGTGAGACCATTATCTAGTTCTCCTGTGACTCTAATATTGCCAGCAGTTTGTCCACCGCTATTAGGATTCTCATATTGGAATCCAATATTTTGTAGTAGATTAGCACCAGTTTGTAAAGTGCTAATTTCATTATATATGATATCAGTTCTGTTATCAGTAACTACAAACTGGATATAATCTTTTTCGTAAGTGGTTGTACTGCCATTTAATCTATTAGCAAATGCTTGAATCTCAATAATACAACTATCAACAGTCTGATTATCGTATGCCGTGACTGTAAATGTATTTGTTGCTCCCTTCGTCAGTTCTACTCTACTAGTCGAGAAAGAATAATCTCTTTGATTCAGTTGTGTACCCTGAATATCTGTTAAAGTTGCCCATAGAGGTTGGGCAATTCCAGACAAAGCAAGAGCATTAGATTGAAACTCACCCGAAGAATTGATACGGAACATTGGATAGTTGGTGAGACCACCAGAAACACCCAACTCTAGAGCACCCTTTGTAGTAGAGATGTGAGCTCGATCTTGGAACAATCCATCATCAGCATGATTGATAGATGTTTCTAAACTAGGACCAAAGTTTGTGGCAACAACAGAAACATTCAAATTGTTTGTAGTATCAGACGTAATAGTATCTACCTGATTAAATTCAAACGCCGTAAGAGTAATTCTTAGGGTATTACTATCTTGATTAAAGAAGTATAAAGTATCTTCATCACTGCCAGATGATACTTCTGGTTTGATATATGTATCTCCATCAACGTCTCTAACACCGCCAAGGGAAGACCAACTATTTCCGTTATATCCCTCGAACTGAGTGATAGACGAATTGTATCTAATAGATCCTCTCTCAGCAATACCTCTTTCTCCTTCAGTACCAGACGGAATTACAAGAGATGTTAAGGCATCAATTTTAACTTTCTTGTCTGCTGCTGGTTTGATATTAATATCAGAAGCTAGAGACTCAATAATATTATTTTGAAGTTTTAATTCTTCTGAAATAATGAGTGGTACATTGCCAGTAGGACCAATCTTGAGAGCAGTGGTTTCTGTAATGATTAAATCTCTAACGGCAATACTGTTCCATCTAAATGTTGCTGTGCCATGTGTGAAATCATTACCACTTAAATCAGCAGGAGGAGTCGATAGAGATCCAGTTACTCCTTCACTTATTACTAAGAATAGATTGTTCTCGTACTTGACGTATTCATTCGTATTTACGAAAGTATTGGGACTCCATTCTATAAAATCTGGTGTGTTTGGATCGACAGCACGAATTTTGCCACATTCTCTAAATTCCATGAAGTTTTCAGACAACTTCAAAGTGTTCTTTCCATCATTGTAGAACCAAAGAATGTTATCGTTAGCGCCAGTCGTCTCCTCGGCAATAATTTCTGTATTGCCATCAATATCTCTAACACCACCCAAAGAAGACCACTGTGGATTTCCCAAACCATCTAATCCTAGATATCCTTCATAAGAAGAAGTTTCTGTATTGAATCTGATACTTCCCAACTCAGCATATACAGTTGGTCTAGAAGAACTGTCTCCTGTGGGCAGAGTTAAAGCACCACCCAAATGTTTAATAGTTCTGTCAGCAGGTACTTCAATAGTTATATCATTGCCAGCAGTAGCGTATAGTTTCTGGTTGTCCAAGAACATACCAGAATCTACTTGAATTTGCTGAGCAGCAAAATTGGCAGTAGATAGTGTAGTGGTGCTCTCTACATATGTTGTAGAACTGCCGATATTGATGTCGGCATTGATAACAAATGATGGAGAAGTTAAAGTAACAGAGGTTGGGTGTGTAATATTTTGAAGAGCACCTGTGGTGTAAGTGGCGGTAGTGCCAGATACTGTATCAAATACACCATTAGTTATATTAGCATCTGTTGCTTGTAAATCTGAAATACTAGTAGTTCCAGAGAATACATCACTCTGTAGGAGAGAGATATTATCGACAGCACCAACATTGATCTGTAGACCTGAACCAAAAGTTTTTGGATTTGTGTGATCTACTGTAACTGTTGCTGGACTGCCATCAGTTTTTGTGCCATACCCAGAAGCATCTGGGAAGAACATATATAAAACTTGTCCATCTGGAGTGGTTGAACCATCAAAATTAATGTCTAAAGTATTACCAGCATCATTTAATTCTGTAGACTCGAAAGCAACTCCAGCAAAATAAAGTTCTGCTACACCATCACGAACTACAGGATCTTTAATAGTAATCTGAGTACCACTATCAACAGAAAGAACACATGTATAAGGAACCAATTCTCCAGTGCCATTATTGATACTGATATCCATATCAACAACAATACCAGTGGTATCTGCCATTGTGATGGTAGTTGAACCAGCTACAATTGTGACCGCCGTTTTGGTGACATTTGTATGTATACCATCAACAACTTTAGACAGTGCAAAGGCACCTACATTACCATAGTCAAATCTATATTTACTTCCAGCATAGAATGTTAAATCTTCTGGTAAAGCACCATTGACGGTAAATCTTTCAAATGATGGTTGGTCGGCGGTAGACGTTGTGAGAGAAGCACCAGTTTCTAGAAGGTTACATCCTTGTTCAGTACCGAACTGAACATTAGATCCCAAATCTACAATAAGAGACGTGCTACTGACGATATGATAAATCCTCATCGGTGTTCCTAATCCACCGCCAAATTCAATACTCTGTCCGACTATAGCATTGTGTGAACTAGTAAAAGTAAGTTGCTGAAATATACTAGATCCGACAGTATATAATTCAAATGATGATAAATCTTGAGATTCAGCACTGAGAGTATCTAATGGTTCATACGCTGCTCCACCATTTACGATATCTACAGAACTTACAGCACCAATGTCATCAATTGTGAAATCTCCAGTTCCAGAACCATATAGTTGTTGTATAGTAACACTACCAGTTCCATTGGTACTAGGAGCTTGACTGATAGTAATTACATTGGGCGTTAAAGTTAAATCTACAGAGTCTACTGTAGTATCGGCGGGAATGCCAGATCCTGTAATTGTTGAACCAACAAGAATACCTCTAGCATCACCTGATGTTACTAACAACGTCTGTGTAGCAGTGCTCCTATTTACTGTTAAAGTTATACTGCCACTGGGAGATAGAACATCACCTACTTGATATCCTGTTCCTCCATCTGTAATTACAAAGCTATTAAGAATTCCTGGAGTGTTGCCGACAACAAATCGAAATTCTGTTGTTGGGGTTCCAATATTAGTATAAACAGCACCACCAGCAGCGGCACCGCCATTTGGATTTACACCTAGAACATCTCCTAGTTGATATCCAGAACCACCAGAGAGAAAAGTGACGTTAACAACTTCTCCATTAACAATCTCAAAATAAGCATCGGCACCAGCACCAGAACCAGAAATTGTAGTAAGAGGGGCATATGCTGCTGGGTAGTCAGTGTATCCAGCTCCAGGATCTGTAATCGTACCGTCTAGTGTAGCAACACTAAAATCGGCAATTGCTCCTGATCCAGTGGCACTTCCAACTAAAAGTACGCCAGTAAAATCACCCGCTGTATATCCACTACCAGGATCAAGGGTTCCTTGTAAATGATCTACGGTAATGTTTGCTGTAGCAGCAGTTCCCAATCCCCCAGTTAAGGCAACTTCACTATATGTACCACCATCGTATCCACTGCCATCATTTGTGATATTGAGACCACTAGTAATTAGAGCTTTTCTGATTGCTTTTGTGGTTTTGAAAAAAGAAATGTTATCTGAGAAAAAAGCAGTATCACCGCCCGATGATGTGATACCTAATACATTAGATTCTGGTTTGTATATCCCCAAAGACGCTTGACTACTAAAAGCAAGAGATGGGGCGGGTCGAGTTCCATCGCCAAGCTTCAACTCACCTGCTGCCAGGTCACTATCACCAGCGGTGGTGCTAAATAAATCTTGACCAATTAAGTTGATAATCTGCCTTTGCTTTTCCAGCGTATCAGATTTAGCAACGGATCTAAGAACTGCCATTTCTTACTATCTCTTTGAGGAGTTGTTTAATTTCAGATATTTCTTCCTTCAATGTATTTATGTCCTTAACAGCATTCCCAAAAGTTTGGGAAAAATTTTTGGGAGCACTTTTCTCTGTGTTTATAATTGCTCCCGTACTGACATCACGGTAAAGATTTTCGTGACCTTCTACTTTTAGATATTTCATCAGAAAGAAGCAATGGCACGAAGATCTTGAATTTTGGGAACATAGGATGGATTATCTGTTTTCATAACAATTTTTATAGCAAAAGATGAGAAGTCAATCAAATCGTCAGCAGTATAAGACAACTCCTGATAATCTTCTTGTTTTTCAAACTGACCAGAAATAGAGTTAGCTGGTGTTGCTAAAATATCGTTATCAGGATTTCCATTAATATTGAATGGAATCCAGTTAGTATCATTGAAGTTAATGGAACTGGAAGCAGATTTAATTTTGTAATATAATTTGACGTTTTCGATATCAGTTGTATTGACAGTAGTTTTTACATTGATAGAATTTCCAGGATTGTTTATAGAAATCTCTTTCGTAACATACTTAGCAACGGAAGAACTATTAGTAGAATCTTCTTCAGAAATATAATCAATACCCGTGGTATATTCTACTGAAGAAATTTCAACAAAAACTGGATCTCCCGCTGTAGTCTGAACAACATCTCCAACTCTAAAAATATCTGGCAATTGGTCGGTTGCTACAGGTTGTCTAGAGAAAGCAATTTCAGATGTAGAAGATGTGTAATTGTTGTTGATAGGTTGATAGCAGTTTTCGACAACAAGAACTTGGTCTTCAGAATCCCACTGAACAATGTTACCATTAATACGATTTGTATAAGAAACATCAGTATCTTGTGGATTGTAAGCAATCAAGTTGGCATTTTTCGAGAACTCGAAAGGAATTTTGGTACTAGAAATTATAGTTACAGTTAGTTCTGTAACTTCATTTCCTTGTGTATCAGTAACAGTAACTTGTTCGCCAACCTCAAATTCGGTGTCCGTTCTTAAATTAACAACTAAATCACCCTCACTGTCTTTGAGTTGTACCGTTCCTTGGGCATTGGAATTTCTACCAGTCAAAGTAGCACCTTGATTTAACAGAGATTCCTTTGTAGCATCAGAAGAAATAACCGAAACTGCCATGTCGAACTTAGATAGGAATCTTAGGACTTGATCTCTCTTACCAAATCTATCTTCATAACCAGTAGCATTTTCTATTCGGTTTGAAATTGTTTTCACCGAAGCGGTGTTTAAATCAATTAAAGGAGAAAGAGCAGAATTTGTAGAAGACAAAATCATTTTATATTTCAAACTATTATCAATTTCATTCATAACAGCATTAATGTCTGATGTAATAACTTTTTGATTAATGAAGAAATGCTCTTCATTCAAGAAAGTTCTTTCATAACTAGACATGTCATATGTATTGTAGTTAATAGTGCTAGAATCTACTGGAATGATGTTTGTTGTAGAAACAAATGTTTCCAACTTGGTTCCATCAAGTTCTAAGTAAGGAATCTGAGCATATAATTTTTCATACTTTCTATTGTAAGAAGCAATGACCTTATCTCCGCCACCAAGAACACTAGAACCAGCAACAATTGGAGAAACGATATTATAAGTATCCAATCCACTATTACTAATGGTAAATAATCTACCATTTAACGTAGTGCTAGAAATACCGCCAACATCTCTGGTATTAGAGAAAAATACATAAGAGGCACCACTATCTTCAAATCCGTGATTTCTGTGATAAACCTTTACAATATTGTTATTATTCTTGAATAAAGAAGACGTGGCATTTGATTGAGACCTAACACTAGTCTCAAACGGGGAAATATTTAATAGTTGATATCCTAAAGATTCAGTAGTAATCTTCAACTCAGCTTCTTGATTGATAACAAATTCAGCACGATTCAATGTAAATTTAATATCTTCAAATAAATCTTCTGTCCAGTTATCTGTATTTTGTGATTTGTATACAGAACCCAACGAAGGTTGTGTTGTGACTTCATTGCTAGTAGCAATTTCAGTTTCGCCTAACTTAGAAGCCCAAATTTCATAATCCAACGAATCGGTTTCGATCGCCAAAGCATACTCAGTATTGTTTGATAGATATACTGGATATTTAAACTTGAATCTTGTAGGAGTAGTAGATTCTGTGACACCTTCATTGTCAACAGCAATACCCATGATAACTGCTGGAGTATCTTTGACTATTTCTGCTGTGATAAACGCTCCAGCAGCAGAGTTGCCTACACCTCTAATCACTACGGATGGAGCAGTAGTATATCCACGACCCGAAAGAGAAATTTCTGAATTGTAAATTTTACCATCAGAAACACTTACAGAACCAGTAGCAGTTGATCCTCCTGGTAACTGAGGACTTTCTATAACAATAGAAGCAGAATCATATCCATCCCCAACAGATTCCAAATTCAAAGCAGTAACACGACCAGAATCTCTAGCAATATACACGCCTTGTGTAGTGTTGTTAGAATTGTTGTATTGAGTAATCGAAGGAATAGACAACAACTCATTTTCTACAAAAGATGTTCCATTGTGATTACTGAGAACTAAAGTATAAACTTGCTCCTTATTCAGTTGGAATGTCGTGCTGGAATCATCTCCAACTCTAACATTACTACCATCAAATATTTTATCAATAGGACCAGAAGCATTTGAGGTTGCTCCTGTAACAAATTCTCCTCTTGTTAAAACAATAGTGTCGTTTTCACCAGTTACATAAACCTTCAAATATGTTTCTGGGTTTAAAGAAACTTGAGTTCCAGGGATAATATTCTTTCCTGGTTTTCCAAAAGAAACATCAGTTAAATATGCTCTTAATGGAATTGTAGAACTTTTAGACTTAAAGAATAGATCAACACTAGTTGCCATTACGCCACCATCAAAGTTTTCAATCTTGAATGTTTGAGCTAATGGGTTTGGTTTGATTGGATCTTCGGTATTACTGTCAGTTAACTGAACTCCCTCATTTGCCTTGAAAAAAGCAGTCGATGTCGAAACAATACTTGGAGGATTTTGTGGTAAAGAACCAGAAGCATAAAACTTAACTTCGGCATATGTGACAGCAGTATCTTTATCATTATCTTCGTTAGAGATAAATCTAATAGTCTTGATGCCAGTAGTAAATCTTACCTCTTCCGATCCTTCTTGATAAGAAACAGTATCTACGTTTCCAGTCCACAAACTATTCTGTACTGGCGGCAATCCAGCAGGAATAACAATAATACCACTTAAATTGCCATTAGAATCGGTTACAAGGTCTGCTCCAAACGTTGTAAGACTATTTCCACCAATACCAGTAAAACGACTGTCAGGAACTACCCAGGCACCGATACCACGACCTTCCATAAACACATTAACTTTGGTGTTTGGTTTTAAGCGGTTTACTGTAAACTTAACTGGAATAGAACGAGCAAAAAACTGTACAGAACTTGAAATCTTTTTATCTCCAATTGACTTAGTATTCAATCCCTTACCAATTTCATTATTCTGTGGACTTACGTTTGATGAACTTTGTGTTGACGCTACTTGAACAGAAGACTGGATATCCTCGGTATTAATGTTAGCGAAAGATTCAATATTGAAGAAAGACTGTGTAGATCCTACCCAATTAATGATAAAGGAATTATGAATACTTCCATATGCTTCGTCTAAATTATTTTCTTTTGCTAAGAAAATAGAATTTAATTTTGTGTTTGAATCAGAAATTAATGGAGCAACAGACTGGTCATACCAAGAATCTTGCTGTGGAATAATAACTGATTCGCCAACATATTGAATGACAACAAATGGATTTGGATTAATAGTTTTCGTGGCATTCTTATTACTAAGAAGTTCGACCTCTGTAAATGGAAGTGTTACCACTTTGTTATTAATTACATATCCATCTGCTTCTCTTTGATCATCTCTTGTGTTAATTTCCTTTAAAATTAAACTATCTTCTTTAGATTGTGCTCTCAAAACAGATTGCTGTGTGTCGATAGCACACTTGTAATCAATTGATTTTAAATTACCAATGCCATGAGATTCAAAATTGTCTACTAAAAATCCAGTCTTAGTTTTTTCTAAACCTAAATTATCCTTGACCTGAGTGTTTAATGCTTGCTGCTCAAGAATACTTAAAGTTGTATAATACTCAAGACGTTCGATACGTTTTTCTAACTTACCGATGTCTTTCATAGTGTAACGCTTATTGTCCACTGGAACAATTCTTACGTCTTTGCTGCTATTTGTATAAGCAGGAATGTGGAGATAGCAAAGTGCCACAGCATCTTCGATTGGATCTGGTTTTGCTGGATTGAGGGAAGAATTGCCTTTTTTGATTGTGAAATCTCCCTTCTTAGTCAAGAACAATCCATCAATACGATCTAAATATTGCTTCTCACTAAATGACATTGTATAAGAAATATTCGTGTTTTCTTTTACTGGCGCTGGAGTAGCAGCAGGAATTCCACTAGTTCCAACAAAACTAATATAATCTTCTGTATTGAAAAGAGATATAATTGAGTTATCTTGGAATCCTGTTACTGTGGTGTTGATATCAACCTTTGGTCTGAAGTCAATACAATCTCTCAAAGGAACAACTCCATTTACTTCGGAGTTGAACAAAGGAATCTCGTTTGAAGCAATTCCAGCTTCATGACTATAAGAATCAACAGTACAGAAGTCTCCGAGCGAATGCTCGAAGTAATCAAAGATTACTACAATTTGACCAGTGGGAGAATCAAATCCTGGTTTAAGAATAATTCTAGAAACATCGTAATGTGTGTCTCTTTGACCATCATCAAAATCAAACTTATAAGTGATGTCAGTACCACTAACTAAGTTTCCTGCCTTGTCTATAGATGGTGGATTAGTTTTAGTTCCTTCAAAAACTTTTCTTAGTTTGTAGCAATCAGCATATGATACGGTTTCAATAGCATCAGATTCGTAGTCTTGCCCCCTAATAGGAATTACTCTATCTCCAGAAGAAATAACAACAACTTTTTTGTTTGTGATAGAAGTCTTAAGTCTAGGTCTTGCCTTACGAATTTCTACAGTAGCAGTTAATTTTAAAGTTGGATAACTACCGCCTTCTGGAATATCTCCAAAATAATTAAATGGTAGATCTTTGATTCTTAAGGCACCTGCTGTTACTGTACTTGCTGTAATTACCGAATCATCGAGAGTGATATACTTAGAATCAATGTAGATAATATCACCATCTTGAACAATGGGGGAAGATCCTTTATTCAAAACTGTTACGATGAAACTGTTCTCGTTAAAATTGACAAATCGTTGTGTTCCCACTGGAAGTTGTGCTGTGAAAGTTAAACCACCTCCACCAGAAGACATTTCAGTAACAAAGTCTTTTCTGATATAATAATTAAACTTCGTATCCCCACTATCAGAAACAACAGATGCTACTTGCTTGCTTCCTGTTGGGAAAACTAGAGAAGCAGATGGGTTAGCAATTCTAGGACGCAATCTAATAATAGTAGCGTTTACAACATCATTGGGAAGAGATAGATCTAAGTAAATTCTAGATTTTTCTACACCAAGTGGTTGAGTTACTCTTTGTACAACTGCTTTTAAAACGGTGTTTGTGGAGTCGCTAAACTGTACGATATCACCTTGTACAAGGAATCCAGAAATATCAGCACCAAATCCATTACACTCAATAAACTTTGTTCCTCTGTCCCCAAAGAAGGTAAAATCTGTTACTTGATCATATAAAGCATATTCTGTGGAAGTGAGATCAATGTCGGCGGTAAATTTATAGTTATTAAAAGTAGATCCAAAAGACTTAACATTTTGTGGTGTATATGTAAATACAGTGTCCTTGAATAAAACAGCAGTAATTACTGCTGGTTGTACACCCGCGTTTGAATCTTGATCGAATGAAATTGAGGGAGGATTGTAGTATACAATATTACGTAATTTTTGATCTAATAATTCTACTTCTCCAATATCTCTGTTTTTCTCTACTCCAGTGACCGTTCCTCCGTATGTGCTAACAGCAATCTTAGATTGATCATAAGTAACACCATCAATAACTACTCTGGCAGAAATTGTATATCCATCACCTCTTTGATTTACTACAAAGTGAGAAAGTGTGTTTTCTTTGGCGATTTTGATAGCATTTTCATCTTCATCAAGAATTGTTTCTCCAGGAATAAATTCACCGTAAAGTGTAGTTACAAATAACTTATTACCAGAACTATAATTTCCTGTAGTGTCATTTTCGATAACACCATATGCTTTACTAGTCTTGCCGTAAATATACTTTCCTTTAGTAAAAGTATTGTTTGTGATATTTGTATCTAATGTTAGTCTAGTAAAGAATGTTGGATTAAAATAAGAGAACCCAAAAGTAGCATTATATGGGGATAACGTGTTTACTCTTCCTTTAGAAAGAACAATATCACTATCTTGATTGAAACCTACTCCTCTTCTCTTTAATCTGAAGTTCTTTGGTTTTGCCAAACCAATAACAGGTGTAATGGTTTCGTTGTAGTCTCTAATAGTTCCATAAAAATTATTAGAGTCTGCCTTCATCTCAGATTCAATATCGTAAACACATCTCAGTCTATCAGTACGTCCTTTATCATATTCAGTACAGAAAGTATCAAGAACTGCTCTCTCACCACTAACAGTAACTTCAATATAAAAAGCATTAGATGCTGGATCTATTTCTTTTCTATTAATGATGGACTTAGCAAGAACTGTTAATGGTTTTCCATCTAAAGTTCCAGTTCCCCTTTGAGTCACAACATAAAAGGTGTCTGGAATATCTGATAGAAAAGTTGGGAACGTGCCATTCTTTTGAATGTAGATTGTTTTAATACCATCTTGAACACTAAAAGTTTGTGATCTCCTATCAATAGTCTTCTTTGAAGTTGGCGTTCCGTCAAAATTGTTAGAAATATTATCTAGACCATTGAGACCAATAGATCCATCATTAAAAACTGAGTTAAGTGTGATTGTTGGGTAACCAGTTAATACGTCACCAACATTGTTCAAAGGAACTGAATTATGAACATTAGTAACTGTAAATTCTGGCATACCAGCAGATTTAATAGTAATATTATCTCTGCTTAGAGTATCTCTTCCTTTATCAACCTCAAGATCTTTAGTTTCCTTGTTTACGATTTCATAACCTTTTACATATGCTTTACCAGATCCAACAGAAAGCATCATCTTTCCTTCTGCCTCAACAGCAGAATATCCATTTACCAACCCTGTGGCATCACTTAATTCATAAACACCATTGTTTCCACTAGTTTGATAAAATTCTCTAATCGAAAGATCGAAGTCGTTAACTACATAGTCTCCCGATTCGTCGTATGTTCTTCTCGCCAAAGTTTCTTCGAGAAGACTATAATCTGCTGATTTGACTTGTTTTTCGACTATGCCATTCTTTATCTTAAGTAGCTGAATGAAGTTTTTGGCAGGATCGGCATCGTAACCATACGATGATAATTCTAAATCAATAGCTAAACGATGGGCACCTGGAGCTGAAGCGTTTGAATATCCTCGTGCATTATCATACAAAGAAGCATCATTTTCTGGTGTGATAACTTCTTCGTTTACGGTAAATCCAACCTTAGCAGATGCTTGATTGTAATATTTGTCAACAACTAATAGTTGTTTGGAATTTTGAACAAAGAATCCATTGACGAAATAAACACCCTCTTCTACGTCAACCGCAGTGGAAAATCCCATCGCTGGACTAGAGAGAGTGCTAGTATTTCCAGAGATGGGATTGGTTACATTAATACTTGTAGGTAGAGCACTTCCATCTGTTCCGACCACTAACAGAGGAGTATTAATTCCATCGACAACTTCTAGTGTTTCACCTTGACGGAAAGTTGCTTCATCGTTAGAATCGCCACTATTTTCATATTTGACGAAAAGGGTATCAGACTGAATATCAGACCCATAATCAGTCTGAAGAACCTTAGCAACTACCCCAGAATTAATGCCTCTAACTAAAGTATTAACTAGTAATTTGATATCGTATTTTTTGTATACGATTTTATCGTTCTCATTAACTGCCACCTCAGAAACTGAGGATAATTTAACATAATCTAATCTAGTATTAAGACTAACGGCACCTGGAATAACTTGCTGTCCCTGTTTAAATAGGAACTTGCCATATCTCTCAATTTGCCCTTGAAGGATAGACTGGAGGGAGGTTAACTCCCTCGTTTGTACAGAATATCCTGGTCTGAACAGAACTTTATAAAAGTTCTTATCAGAATCAAAATCATCATAATAAGGTGCTACATTAAGATTAGTCTTCTGTGGCATGTTACTCCGCCAAATACTTTACATTATCGTTGAAGTATTTAGCGGAGTAAAATTTGAATCAGAACTCGATTACAAGTTTGATATCTTCGATCTGGTCTTCAGCACGGGTGATGAGACGACGGTTTTCGACGTAGATCATCTCGCCAGAGTTGTTCTCAACTTCTGGATTTGCTAAACCAGAAGAGAAGGTGATACCAGAACCAGCAGGTGAAGTGTTGTTAGCGGTATCAATAGTACCAGTAGCAAGAGAAGAAGTTCCAGAGATTGTCTGACCAGCGTCAGAAATGAAGCTTCTTACAACACCAGCATCAGTGTGAAGTTCTGGAGTCTGGATGTACTTAAGAACACCAGATCCAGGAGTTCCAGCGGTAGGAACAGGAGATCCTTCGTCAAGCTTCCAGGAAACAACAGTTCCTCTAGCAGTTCCGCCAGTAGGCAGAGTCTGGGAGATAAACTCGTCAACCTGATAGTCAGCAGTTACATTGTTCAACTTAAGAGCAAACAGACCATTTAGTGTGCCAGCGGTAGCACGGGTTGTGGTTCCCCAAGCATAAGGATCACGGATAATACCAATACGACGGAAGTCGTTGTCAACAGGGAAGTCGCCAGAACCTTCAGCATACTCAAGGCGGATGTTAGTCATAACACGCTTACCATTGAGTTCTTCTTCAAAGTTAGCGCCATGACCACCTTGAGGAGGAAGAATTGGTTCTAGAGCGCCAACAGCATTAGCAGCAACTGTTTCTTTGGTGATGGCACCTGTTCCTAGAGCAGACCAATCAGCAGGATTTTGTGCCGTTCCATCTCCATAAAGACCGTAAGGAGCTCCAGTGTATCCAGCGTCAGCTTGATCAATACCAGTCTCTAGTTCAACAGAAGCATATGTATAACCAGTACCACGGTTGGTTACAGTAGCAGACTGGATAGAACCACCAGAGATAACTAATTCAACAATACCATCAGTTCCGTCACCGAGGATTGGGGAATAGTAAGTACCATTGGGGAGGTTAAGACCAGCAGATTCGATGTATACAACATCGATAGCGTTAGGATCGGCAGTAGCGAGTGCCTTGGTATCAATACGTGTCTGGTTTGTGCTCAGAACGATTGGCATGAAGTCTGTGGAGAAGAAGCGGATAACATCATTCGTAGGAATGGTGTACATATACTTCCAGATATAGTTAGAAGTAGCGCCAGGATCTTCGGTGAAAATGCCAGTAGCAGCGTTATAAGAACCAGAACCACTAGAAGGGCTAGTCTTAGGTTCGTTAGTAACAATGTTGTTACCAGCACCTAGACCTTTGTCTTCGCCGTTGTAAAGGCACTTGAATACTTCGTACTGACCATTGACTAGGTAGAACTTAGCATCGGAGATTGAAGTCTCGCCAGTAGCAGAAGGCTTACCAGTTTGACCTGTTGTTGTGTTGGAATAGTCAGGCTTCCACATATCGAACACTGGGTTAGCAGAAGTGTTCCAGTTGTAGCGACGAATTACCTGACGGGCGAAATCAGTTGTGATTTTTTTAGCAGCGATGATGTCATCATAGACTTCATACTTTTCGGACTGATTATCAATAGGAGTAGGAGGTACATCCTCTGTAGCATAACGGTAAACACCCGATAGTGCCTCAGCACCAGTATCAGCAGTTCCGTTATGTCCCTTGATGAGCGATCCTACAGCAGGAGCAGCAGCAGTATTAGGACCGATTGCTGTAAGAAGGAGACTGTGCTCCGTAACCTCTTGGATTTGTCCGAAGAAGGTAGCACCAGCACCAGCACTAGGTCCAGTGCCTCCAGTATATACGAAATCACCCGCCTGGAAGGCGACGGCGTTTTCTTGATAGATTTCTAGGTAGGAATCCCAACGTTGGGGGCGTCCAACGAAAAAATACATGTTAGTATTTTCTGCTTCATCCAGAGACTCTAGAAACTGGGAAGCATTAAAAATTCTAAACTTATCTGAAATGATAGCAGCCATTGAAAAAACTCTCTATAGAACGATTTGGTCTGATTTATTTATATTTATACAATTTGGAATGGAATTATTTCATCATTAGCAGAGATAGATGTTCCCGAACCACTATAAAATGACAATCCAGTAAATGCTGTCCCTGTTTTACCTGTGTATTCATACACAGAAGTTGTACCATCACCATGAGCGAGGAGTAACTTTCCAGAGTCTTCAAAATATACTGTAGATTGTACAAATAATGTGTCAACAACCAATGCCCCATCTGCTTTTGTAACTGGGGTTTGGATTGTGGGAATACCCATTTGGAATCTAACGCCGTCCTGTAGAACAGCAGAGTTTCCTCTAATAGTTGGGTCAAAATCTTCAATACGAATTTGATCCCCATAAATTCTTTCTATATTATCTAACGTATTACCTTCCCCAACTCCAAAGTCAACGAAGATGTTATTTTCAAAAGTCTTGAGAGTAAGACCAGCATTTCCTAGACTATAATTATCTAACTTATCTGGCGAGAATACACTGAGGTTTTCGACTTCAAACTGAGAACCATCTCTCCTATCAATGATATTATATGAATATTGATCTAAAGTATAGTTGTTTCCATCTCTCTTTCTAATAAATCTAGATAAAACATAACGCTCAATTTGATAATCAACTAAACCTCTATTATATGGGAATGTCGCTCCAGATCCTCCAATTTCTTCGGCACCACCTGTTACGATCAAAACAAATGTTGTTGAGATTGTATCAATATCTTGTAATAATGTAGCAATATCTGTATTAACAAGTGTTCTTTGTTTAGGAACTCTTACTTGATATTCATAATTGATATCAGCTTTCTCATAACTTAGAGCTTTAACAAAGGTCATAGATTGAGATTCTACTTCATTGTAATTTACACCAACAGTAATATCAGAACCAAATGAGATAATATTAGCAAGTTTTTCATCAGTTGTGGAAATGGTTGAATTAACTTCTAGGTCATTTACTGTATATTGCTCGAAATAACCATTAGAAGTAACAAAGAGATTTGTCTTTGCTTTATTGACAATTTGCTGACCACTTTCAAATCTGGATACACTGTCAACTAAAAGATTGGAACCAATATTAATATCAACAATCGTCTTATCTAATCCAGCATTTTCAGTCGAAGAAATCGTCGAGTTAACTTCTAAATCATTTACTGTCTTTTGTTCAATATTACCACCATCAGTAGATAAGAATAAGGTTATATCAGCGGGATTGATACTAGATACAGTATCAATGTATAAATTCAATCCAACATTAATGTCAATGACAGTTTGATTGGTCCCTGCATTTTCTACTACAGGTGGATTTACAACAGAGCGAAAGTTTTCAAAAAATGTAATTGCTGTTCCATGTGAACCAATACTAAAAAATGGTATTTCAACAGAACCAATAATTTTCAGTCTATCAAGATTTGATTTACTATAAATTTCAATATCATGTATACTTTGCTTCAGTATTGATCTACTTACATCAGATAATTTTACATCTCTTACAAACGGGAAAGTTATATTTACTGAAGACTCCGAAGAACCTGAATTGAAAGCACCAAAAGATCTAACTGGTTGTATAGAATCGCCAGCAGCAGTAATCTGATCTCTAGTAAAAATTCCAAGTTCTAATTTTGGATGTATAATGCTTTTAATAAAAGCGGTATCGGAACCAACGGGAAAACTTGAAGCAGCAGGTTCTACGGATTCTAGATAAGCATCAGTTACCTCCCATGCTGGTGTGGTAGCACGGAAGGAGTTGTGTTGAAGGACAGGATCTGGGTATGGAGTTATTACATCACCAGCAGCTATAGGTGTTACCGAACCACTAACAAATTCTATATTAGCTAATATTTTATATCCAAGATTGGCTGTGTATTCCCATATAGAAACAGTTCCATCACCATGAACAATTTCTACTTGACCAGAATTAGCAAACTCTGTGCTGTCATCAACAACAAGTTCTTGATAAATGCCATCAACGATTAAACTTCGATCTGCTGTAGTTCTAGGACCACTAGGAATTACCTCACCAGACTTGGGGTCTGTATCTCCTTTAACTAAATTTACAACAGATTCGGATCTGTAAAGAAAATATGACGCCATTAGTAGATTCTACGTGAGATTTGCTTTGTGTGAGTCTTCTGGGAATCGACGAAGAACTTCGACGATGATGTAATATTAATATCTAGGGAAGCAGTCACAGAAGTGCTGTTATGTGATAGATCGTGACGATCATCAACACTGCCTTCAACTCGAATGACCAATGGTTGTTTATAGTACACTAGTCCGCCGATAATCTTCGATGTGGAGAACAACATTTCATGATCAGGAACATCTAGTGTTGCCTGAGTAATGCTGTACATGGTATCGCCAGCGTTAATATCATGCTGTTGCTCATGAATTAACTCTAGATCTGCCTTTGTCGTTATGATAACGGCAGAAGGCAATGCTTTCAATACTCCAGCGTTCACTTCAATATCAACATCAGCAAGCATGTCGAATGGTTGTGTGACATATTCTGTCTGGAAATGCTTTTCTGGGAAAGCATCTGCCAACTTCATTCTGGCAAACGTAGAACTGCTGTATGCCATATGAGGCTCAACAATTTCAGTAGATTGCCATAAGACATGCTTAATATGTGGTTTAGCAACAATCTGCTGCTCAGTTCTTACTCTTTGTTCCTGGTGAGATAAAGTAAGAATATGAGAAGAAGTGAAAGCAACTGGTGCTTCAGTTTCAATTAAAGAAATAAACTGTTCTACCTCTGTATTTTCTAATATATCAAGTTGCTCAGTTGCCCTGATATAGACAACATCGCTCATTCTCGCTGTAGAAGAAATATCAAGATTGACAATATTGTCAACTGAAGCAGTAGACTGCCTAATTGAAGTTTGTGTTACATGATTAGAAGTAATTACTTTAACTTGTGGTACAACAATAGAAATAATATTTCTATCTGGAGATGGTTTGAATTCTTCAGGCTCAATTTGATATTCATAATTAATATCAGTGTCAATATCTTCTACTTTTGCCTCTGTCTTAATATTGACAATAGCAGTAGATTGTCTTGTAACCTTGGTTTCGAGAACAATCTCAGATTCGACGATAGTAGCACCAACACTGATAGCAGTGGTGTAGAGTTGATCGTGGAATACCAAGTCTCCAGCCTGGTGATTTTCAACAGGACTACCTTGATATCCACGAATAACATTAATAAATCTATCTTCAAGTTTTCTGCCGTAGTAAAAGACCTCTCCGTTGATACGAAGTCTACTTGCTGTATCTGGGAACGAAGAAGTATTGGCGACCCACAGAACTTCATCATCAAGGTCAACGGGGGCGTCGAGATATGAACCAACTCCATTAATTGATCTAGTGTCGAGTTCAAGAACTGCGTCTTGTGTCTCGATAGAGAAGAAACTCGTAATTTGTCTGTCAACGTTTTCTTCAATTTGCTTACAGAAGTTGTACTCAGTAACATGAGAAACAAGACCGCCATTAAATAATGTAACTTGATTTTTAGCATTAACAGAGAAGACATTCTGGAAGAGAGTAGGTCTGTAGATGATTCTAGTATCATCTTCACTAGTCAGATTAATCTCTAGATCTAGAGGATTTTCAATTAGATCAGGATCTGGCCAAATATGATCTGTGATTCTTCTCTTGTCAATAGTATTTGGATCGGCAGCACCAGTGAAGCTACCAAAAGAAACAATAGAGAAGAACTTACTAGTAGCACCAGCACCAGTAATGACAATTTCTGTAACAATTTTTGGTTCTTGAATTGCTACATCTAGCAGAGGTTGAGCTCTTAAGTAAGTAAAACTATCAATCTTACGAGAGTTTTCTTTAATTCTCTTATATTTTCTGGCAACAACAACTTTTGGTGGTTGAGTATATCCAGTACCACCACTTAATAATACAACATCAATAATTTGTCCACCATAAGCAATTACTTCTGCTCTTGCTCCACCACCTTTTCCATCAACAGGGATGAAATGAATAATTGGTGGCTCGTAGTAACCATATGCTGTTGGTTGTAGTAATGGACCACCTTCTAGATATAAACGGAGATCTCTTTGGTTCCAATTTAAAGCAGCAACATTAAGTGAGGAAACTTGACCAAACTGGTCAACCTCAGCGGTCATACTTAAACCAACTCCATCAGTAAATCCGTTGTAATCGGATACATCTACTTTAGAATAAAGGTTGTTCTGGACAAGATCTCCATTATTAGTAGATCTAACCTTTGCAAACATGCTAGAAGATCTAATTTCTCTGTAATCACGCTCACCATCAATAAGGATACGATCGCCTACTACAAGGTTTGCTATAAGAGAGTTTCTACTATCCCAAATTTTAGAACTATCAGCATAACCATTTAACCACGGAGAAACTTTCTTTCTAACTGTTCTATCGCCATCTTCATCAGTTTTATACTCATATGATAAAGTATAAGTTCCTGTTAAAGGTAAATTGATATAATATTCATCTCGATAGGCAAAGTCAGTAACAACAGTAAGAGGAGAATTTGGATCTATAACAACATTTCTTTCATTAAATACTGTAAGGACCATTTCATCAGGACCATTATATTCTTGCCCAACCCAGTCACCAACTACATTGCCATTTTCTTGCTCAAAATGCCATCTAGATCCACTACGTAAATCTAGATCAAATAATAGTTGTTTGAAGTTTTCAGAAACTCCTGTTCCAGAAAGTGTAATTTCAATTTGGTTGAAAAATGTCGATCTTTCAAAGTCATAGAAAGTTAATGTTCTGGGAATATCACGACCATACATCAAAATGACATTTACATCTTGAGTAACTCTACGACCAGTATCATCAACAAAAACATCTAGAGGTTCTGTAAACTCAATATTTGGTCCAACGATAGTATAAGCATCACCTTCTCTTTGTAGTACACCATCGATGAATACCAAAGCATATGAAGGATCGTCAATTTTTCTTACATCTCTAGTAATTTCATCTAGGAGAAGATATGGACCTTGACCTCTATATTCATAGATTTCTGAATCAATAGTCAGTCTTTCATAACTGCCGATTGTAAAAATGGAACATAATTCATAATTTTTAAGAACCTCTGGAATTTCTTCCGATTCATAAGCATCATCGTTATCAATTGGCGGTTTGCTGAATCTAATTCTGTCGGTTGTAGAATTATCTTCACTTCTAACAATTGAATAAGAATTTCCAAATGGTTCTGTAGCATTTGCTCTTGCTTTCTGAATCACCCCATTCAAACTTACCAGTAAATTTTCTTGAGGATCTGTTTTTACAATAGATCCATCTTCCCAATATAAATCAAATTCAAATAGTCTACCATCAAACTGTGGGGAGATATTTTTTAATTTTTTAAAATATCTGGCAGAAAGATCATCATTCTTGAATCTAATCGCTCTACCATAGAACTTAACAGCATCTACTTCTTGTCCCTCGGCAATACGTTCTCCTAGAGGTGGTTTGGAAAATATAATTTGTCCACCTTCGACAACATAAGATACTCCAGGTTCTTGATAGATACCATCTAAGGTTACAATGATCTCTTCTTCTTTTCTTAGTGTTAACGGAGTGCCATTGCTAAGAAGAGAGAAAGATGTCGTTCCAATTAGTTGACCTGTATTAGGATCAAAACGTCCGTCAAATGGTGGTTGTAATTCTACAGCAAAAGTTTGAGTTTCCGACGAGTCAAATGTATCAATAGCAACAGATCCTCTCCCCTGCTCAATAATTAAATTTTCTAAGGAAAGAATTGTAGTAGTAATTCTTTGCTTAGAAGGATATTCAGGGTCCTCAATTATAGAAATATTTACTGGTGGAAGTTCTATATAAGAATCGTGAGAAAGAGAAATAGTCTCTTCGGGAATGCCTGGATCTACCTTGGCATCAACCACCATTTCACCGAACAGTTTAAATCCTGCTGGGTGGATAGTTTCTTTAATTAAGTCTCTCCAAAACTCAATTGAAGTTTTAGATTTGATAATATATGAATAGTCTTGATAGAAGAAACTATCTGTTAATTTCTGTGTGTTTTCACTTAGTTTTCCTCTATCAGAATTAAACCTACCAAAATTATCGATATAGTTTTTAATATCGAGATCAAATTCTGTAGTTAAGTTAGCAAACAGTGTGGCAGATCTAGATCCAATTGATGATCTAATCTCGTCGCCATTTTTGAATACACCACTAATATTTTGTACTCTAAGTAAATTACTCCCTTCTCGATATCCATTAGGAGCAACAGTTGCTGTGGCACCTGTGGAGTTTTGTATAAGTTTTTCCCCAGAGAAAAATACTCCGTCAATATTTCTTAGTATGAATGTAGTTGGGGAACGGTAAGAAGAAATCTGGGTCTTGTCGGAAGTAAATCCTCTACCAGGACTAGTAATTCTTATAGTTTTTGGTAAACCAATATTATTAGACCCCAGGTAAATTTTAATGTCCGATTCAACAATTTTAATAGATGGTTTGTAAGTATAATCTTTACCTTTATTAATAACTCTTACTTGAGTTAGTAAACCATTTTCAGCAGTACATTCAAATTCTGCTTCCGATCCATCACCATCAGTAATAACAACAATCGGTTTTGAGTAGTTGGAACCACTATCAATAATTTCAATCGAGTCAATTTTATTGGTAGCAGAATTCCAGTTTACATCAACTTGAGCTTCAAAAGAATTTAAAGCACCGATAACAATGGGAATAGAAGTGTAATTTCTTCCAGTATTGGTTAATTTGAGTGATGTGATATTGCCAATAGCAGATCTAGAAGATGTCGTGTATGAAATAGATCCAGAACCGTCGTAAGCAGGCAACTGATCCACAGAATATACAAATCTACGATTTGTAGTATAAGTTACTCTCTTAGGACCAGTGAGGGGGTCATCAATAATTCTTAAATAAGAATTGCTAGTATCAACATCTTCTGCTTTAATAAAGTAAAAGTAATTTTGGAAATTGACAGGTACTTTATTCTGGTAATCATTACCAGCAATAGCTGGTCCAAATCCCAACTTAATTGTCACAAATGATCCAGGACTTCCAGGAGCGGATGTACTAACTTCTTTTTCTTCTGTAAAAAGATTATAATTAGCACTGGCAGAAAAATCTAAATATGTATTCACCATAGAAATATGGGACACATCAAATTTGTATTTGTAATATTTTTGAATATCAATCACAGGATTAATATCAAAATCAACGGCATCTGTGGAAAACTCTAAATTAAAAGCAGATTCGTCAACAAATCTGAATCTTACTTGTTTTGCTGGAATACTAGAATCAAAAAAGCTTGTAGTATTTGATAATTCTTGTGGATTTTGTACACCGTAATCAAAAGCAACAAAAAGTTCTTTAGATGTTGAACTATATTCGATTAAATATGGTTTTAGAAGTCCTTCTCCAAATGGTCTAAAATTATCGTCAAATCTGTAGAATCCATCTTTAAGTGAAACTTCAGCACCAGAATAATGATTAGTTGGTGATGTTCCTTGAGCACCTCTGGTTACAGTTACTTCTTTCTCAGGAACGTCCACAGAAGTAACTTGTAAAATCTCATTCCCAATTTGAAGGTAATCTTGTTGGGAGATATTACTAACATTTGTTAGATATAAAATAGTATTTTCTTTGGCAAATCCAACATGATCGACTTCTAAAACAAAACGTTGAGTGCCACCATCAGGTTGACGATTCAAATCTTCGTCGCTAACAGTGAGGATATCACCTTTTCTATAATCTTTACCTTTCGTTGTAACAATAACTGAAGAAACAGAACCAGTATCTAATCCAGCAAAACTACTTACAACAATAGTAGCCTTAGCGTTATACGGATCTCCAGCAGCTCCAATATTGTTTCTTCTTAGATTTTGATCTTGGAAAATTAATTCAACGTCTTGATACGTTCCAATACTATAAGAATCGCCACTATTTAAAACATCTCCACTTCCAATACCACTGTCGTCAATTACAGATGAATGTGTTGGTGATTGGGTATATCCTCTTTGATAGAGTCTTTTTCTTACAAAATAAGTAGTTGTTGTATCGGCATCGCTTGGCAATACTTCCACATCTACAGAATCGCCAACGCCTAAGTTGTGAGCATCAGCAGTTTCAACAATAGCAATGTTATTGTTTACAGAGAAAGGAGTCAAACCAGAACTTAATGATGCTGTAGAAACAACTTCTGCTCTATTAGTATCACTTAAATTACTACTACGTAAATAGTATTCTGTAGTAGCAATGAAATTTAGATTGGATGTAACTTTAATTTTTACAGAATTTTTTCTGGCAGTTGTTTCTAAAATCTCTCCAGAAGCAATAACTTCATCTTCATCATTAGTAAGAATCATTGTAGATCCTACTGTAAAAGAAGCATCTCTATTTAAAATTAAGTTTTGTACTAATGTGTCAGCAGTAATCGAGTATCCTTCTCCCGTAGAAAACTCGGTGTCAACATTTCTCAATACTATATCACTAGAATTAATTACATCACCAATTAATTCTCCAGCAGCAATCTGCTCGGAGTTTTCATCCAATAAACGAACAAAATCACCTTCAAAAAGATATGCTTGTTCTAAGATCTTGATTTGTGATGATTTTGTTTGAACAGATTCAATAGAAGTGACATCACGACCACCAACAGATCCGATTTTAATAGATCCACCAGATCCATTTGTTCCAGTCTCATCAATGTAAACTTGTTTCTCTGGAGAAAAATATCTAAGACTACTTTCAATATAAGAAGAAGTTATGTTACCAGATTTGATATCAGAAATAGTGCCAGAAAAACCAGATCCATTTTTTTGAGAAAGTTTTGTTCTCAACGCTCTCACATTAACAGGAACTTCATCTTGTGAAATATCAGAATTATAGTTTGAATCTACAGGTAACGAGTAGTAGTTCTCTCCTAGAATATAAGGAAAAGCTGGAGTTTGGTCTGTATCAGATACTGTTACGAAATAAGCATAGGTTCCCTCTGGATATTCTGGGGTAACACAAAAACGACCATTATTAACATCTAATTCAGTTTTACCAGAGTTAATACTCGGAACCCATTGATAATCGTCTATAAATGTTCCCAGGGGATATTTTGAAGTATCTGGTCCCCCAATACGATTACCTTTCAACTGATAACCACTATTAATTCTAGAAACACTGCTAGTTAAATCATATGGATCGCTAAAACCATATGGTCCATAAATTGGATTACCATCATAAGCATATCCAATAATAGGAGAGTGTAAAGTTTCTTGGACCTTATTAATGACATAAGAAGAAGGATTATTATAACATCTGGATCTTAGATTGTTTGGAGCAGCCAAATATCCATAACCATACCCACGTCTACCTCGATAACTTTCAAATACAAATCCGTTATTAATATCAAGGTTATTCTTATACTTGTTATATCTGTCTTTTACCCATTCCCTAATCTGTACTACAGCAGCAGCACTAGTTCCAACCGACTCTACAGTTACATTTACATTTCCTCTAGTGTAGAATCTACCACCATTAATTTTTGTGGCAGATTCAACTTCTCCGTTGGAGTTTATAACTGCTTCAAATTCAGCAAAAGATCCTTTTCCTAAATTATCAACGATTCTGATAGTTGGTGGAGAAGAATAATGTCTTCCTCCATTGACAACTTCTAAGCTGGTAATAGCACCAGCAGTAACAATTGGTTTGAAAATAGCACCTTCGCCAGAAGTTATTCTAATATTAGGAACTTCAGTAAAACTTTCATTCGTTAATATTTCAATTCTATCAATAGTGTTTCCAGCGAGGTAAGATCTCGCTTTATTGATTTGCTCATTGATGAGAACAGTGGGAGGCGATACATAACCAGTTCCTCTATTTGTTAAGGTAACATTAGTAATAGGTCCAAATAGAACAGAATCTGTATCACGATAACTTACAGCAGGTACTCCATCCAAGAAAATACCAACGTCTCTATTTGTTGTTTTATATACTTCGGTGGTTGTAGAAGGAACTTTTCTAATTAACTTTAAGTTCTTCTGATCTTCGACATCAACATCAATTAAAACATTATCTAATGAATTGCCAGTTGGAAACGACGAAGAACAAATGTAATAGTATTGATCATCTTCATAAATTGCTCCGACATCAGATACTGATTTTTGTTGTACTCCCCTCACAGTTGCCTTATTTGTATTAGGAGTTTCGTTAACAAACCATCTAGTTTTATACTGAAAACTATCGTAAATAATGGGATCTAGAGTTTCAAATCCAGAATCAGAAATTTGAACCAATTCCCCGACATTAGCATATGGTTGTGGGTCATTAGAATCAATACCATATACAGATCCATAAACAATTAAAGATACGCCAGATCCAGTGATACGATTATATAAGTAAACGTTATCACCAACAGAATGATTACGAATTGGTCCAATACGTTGATCGATAATAAACTGATTTACAGTTTTGCCGTTATATGAAATTACTTCGTCGCCAATAAGGATTTGACCAGAGTCTGGAAATCCCATTGTTGTTTTGACTGTAATTCTGTCTCCAGTCGTAAATAAATTGGTTATGTTATCTGTAAGAACAGATCTTCCAGAAATTTCAAAATTGCCGTTTATTGTAGTCGGTTCAATAATTAGTTGATACAAAGTATCAACACCATCAGATCCAATAGACCTAACATTGTCAACTACTGCTGAAGCAAAATTTGATGCTGTGTCTTGTGTAATTACTTGACCAATTAAATTTTTTGGATCACCAGAAAGAATCTTACATGTGACAGTATAATCTTGTGTCCAATCGGAAGTTGAAGATTTTAAAGTATATTGCTTTGGATCAATTACCTCAGGAACATCATCTGTCGATTTTGAGATAATTGAGTTGAATAAAAACTTAATAGATCTATCAGTGCCTTTTGACTTATAGAACTTAGTAATGTTTTTAATTAAAAGACGCTTGTCAACCCCTTCCTTTAAATATGCTTCGGGAAAAGAACTTAAATATGTTTTCTCAAACTCTTTAACTAGAGCATATAAAAATAGATTACTAACATTATGTACTACTGCCCCATCTCCATGAGCAGCAGCAGTGGTTGTCACAAAGCGACTAGAATGATATAAATCTCCAAGTGTTGTATTGCCACTAACACCTCTGGAAACCTCTTCTAGGGTGTTTCCATTTTTATTTTGATAGAAGAGTATCTCATCATCAATTTTGATGTATCCGTTGTCATCTGGAAAGGACGTGGCGTCATCTAAAATTATTGTAGAGGCATCAGCACTAATATTGCCAAATAATTTAGATGATTGCTTTAAAACAGATTCTTCGTAATAATCAATATCAGTATATTTCTCTAGATTAGAGATAATATCAATAGGCTGCCCAATGGATTCCTGCTGTTCGTAGTATTTTTCTACGAACTTAGAAAAATTCTCGTATTCGGTAGTAATAAACCCTGGAAGTTGTGACTCAATCAGGGACGAAATTTTTCTCTTCTTAGGAGCCATCTAATTTACTCTGGATACGCTGTAAACTTACTTCTCGTCAAATCCACATCAAGATACACTTCTCTCATAGCAACTACATCATCATTACGAGGAACTACACGAATTTCAATTCTATTATCAGAAAAACTACCTTTTACGATAGTAATATCATATAATTTAATCTCACCTTTCTCATAATCTATTGTGCCAATAGAATCGTTTAAAACGATTTTATCACCAGTCAAATTGTCTAATCTATATAGGTTGATTACACCATCGTTATCTTCCAGATACACTGTGTAAGTTGGGAATTCGGATACTTTAAATCCGCTGGAAGACATTACAGGACCGTCACAATCCTTATCAAATGGATTCTGATAACAGACCTCATAATATGATTTAGAATTGATTTGAGGATAAAAATCTTTTCTTAGAATAATAGATGTTGTATTTGAATTGATTACGCTCTCGGTATTGTCAATTGTTGATACAAATTTACTATATCTAAATTTACCGTTAAATTTCTCAACTTGAGACTGCTTGAGATAGGAGTCTAAAGCAGTAATAACCTTTGTTGTGATTTCTTCTGGTCTTTGGGTTGTTCTACTGCTATCGTAGTAAATTTTAGAAGTCGCCTCGACATAAAGAATAGATGGGTCAATAATATCTGGAGACACCGAAGCAACCATATACTTTTTCAATTTACTAGCAATTTCTTGCTTAGTTGTTTTTGATAACGTACTAGCATTCTCTGGTTTTATTACAATCTTAACTTTGCCGTATTCTGGGGGATCATCTTCTTCACCACCAAATGTAATAATGTCAGAAATTGCTGGATAAATGTTTCTCACGATAGCAGCATAATCAGCAGCAGTTACTGCTCTATCTTGAGTTGAAAAATATTTTGGAGCATTAAACTTAATTTTAGAGACTGACTCAATCTCTGCTCCACCATTAGATACCGTACTACTCTCTATGCTTACATTAGAAGTAAATCCAGTGGAATAGAAGATATCAGTAAGAACACCATTATATGTAAAACTTTTAGCGCCATTAGTCTCAGCACCATTCGTAATTAAATACGTAATCTCAATTTTCTCGCCATTCTCTAATTTTTTTCCAATTACACCATCACCAAAGAAAATTTCATACCTTTCGTCTTCTACTTCATCAATAAAGTAAACAGTTGAATCTGAATCAACATTCAAGATGTTGTCAGAATATTCATAAACTTGATAATTCGTAGATTGTGAACTTTCATAAACTTTCACTCTAATGCTACTAATATCAATATTAGCATTTTGAATGATGAATCGTTGTGGAGTCGCTGTATTCACAACAAAATTACTTTCAATAATTGTTCCCTCATATACAGGAATATTACTGAATATAGCATCACCATTTACTACAGGTGCTGTGTGATCATCAATTGCAACATAGGAATACAAAGTCTCATCAAATGTAGTCGTAAACCCTGTTCCCTTTTTCAATAAAGCAGTTGTTGGTGCCGCTTGGGGATATGTCGCTCTAAACGTTATATTTGCTTTTGGAGCAGTCCTAGACTTTGGTTTGTACCCTAATTGCTTAGCAAGAGCAACGACATTATCACGAATCGTGGCAGAGTCTAAAAATAACTCATTCACCACCATATTAGTGTTGAATGCTGTGTAGTAAGTATTATAAGCAAGAACATCCAATAAGACATTCATCGCTGATCCTTCAAAATCATACGACGTGAAATCTGTCTGTGCCCTAAGATATTCCTTTAGGGCAGTCTTGATTTGACCGAAGTCTAAATTAGAAACCTGTACGTATGATGGCATTGTTATCTAGCACTCTCTAGGAAAAATTCTACATTAACAGGAAGATCATCACGCCCGACGACCTCATAGACTAGATTAATGTCATAACCATTGTCATCAACATTAATATCAACATCTAACTGCCTGACCTCAATACGACGCTCATAATTGCTTAATACAACTAAGATTTCGTCCCTTATAATGCTAGCAGTACCATAATCAACAGGCTCAAATAATAAATCAGTTAAACTTGTCCCAATCTGTGATTGAAACAATCGTTCGCCTTTTCTAGTCAATAATAGATTCTTAATGGACTGTTTGATGTCCGCAGAATCTTTTACTACCATCAAATCCTCAGTCACAGGATGAGGCTTGAAATTAATATTAAAGTCCTTAAATATTTGGAACTCAGGCATGAAGGTAGTTTATTGACTATTTATCTTACTTCCCACAAAACCCTTCATCCCATTCTGCTTGACTTAAAAAATTGGTTAAGTTCTTTCTCTCTCTATACTTCCTTAACCAATAATCACTCGATCGATCTGTGATGAGTGTCATTCCAGATTCTACGAACTGTTTGCTCTTGTCTACTGGTGAATTTGCCATTAATAATCCTCTTGTACATTTCTTCGTGCCAATGACTATAATAGTCGGTTTTATGTAATTGTTCCCTCGCCTGTAATAATTTATCTCTATTCTGACTTAAAATGAGATTATCTTTACCAAAGTTACTTTGAACCCCTCCAATAAACGTCGGTTCGTCCTTATGATCATCTAACCACATATAATCCCTATGAATCATATTAAGACGATCTACAGTTGCCATCATAGAAGCAATACTACAATCACCAACAATAAAAATTACTACATCAAATCCTTCTATCAGAGTCACATCGCTCAGAGCAGTTTCTTCTATATGTACAGACGCAGAAAAAGCGTAGGGACAGATGGCAAAACCACCCAATTCCCCACGCTTCACAGAAACATGCTTAATCCATTCTCTTACTTCACTTACCTTGTCCACGGTATTTCTTCTTTGCTTTGTTTCTACTACTCGAAGCATACTTCGTGTTCTTGCCCATTCCTTGTCGTGTTTTCTTGGGCACAGACTCGATCATCTTATCGCCCATTAGTCCAACTTTTGCTTTTGCCATAATAATCTTTGCTATTTCTCTAATTATACATTACGTGATTGAATTTGTACAGTGGGATCTCCAAATGGTCCCACTAATGGTCTGTCAGTACCAACCATTTGTGCCCTATCTCCTTGTACAGCTGGCAATTGCCTGTTAAAAAAGACTGTAGTGTTGATTGTTGCTACAATTACCCTATTGCCTGGTTGACATGGAAGAGGAATTGTGTTGGTGGGTAATGGTGTCCCAGGAGATGGTTCAGGGACCGTAGAAGACGTGTAAAACTGTACTGACTGTCTTCCTATCTTAATGTTCGGAGAAACGATTGGAGCGCCTCCTAGTGCCTTAGCAGGATATTGACATAAAGCATCTGTTGATACTGTGTCAACTGTCTGTGGTGTCACTAATAAGGGCATTCTCGATCCTCTGTAATCTGTACTCTACCTCATTAAGGTAATCTGTTAATTGGGTATACTCCCCACCAGGAGGCTTATACATCATCTTCATCTTACTCAGAAAGGTATTCAGTTCTTCCGTCGTAAGATACTTTTTCTCCTCTGGTTGTTCCATTGTCTAATACTGTCTCAACGTTTACATCTCCAGGTTCTTTCAGTCCCTGGTAATACTGATTTGCTACATCCTCCATATTATCACAAAACTCATCGAATTGATCAAACATAGTTTCTTGTAATACACCGTTAGGTGTTCTGTAAGTTACTTTGTGTTGCATCGACTTTTTTGGGGCGAATTTTCTGGGCGATTTTTTTATTTTTCGAGTTCTCCACTTTGGGAATTCTCTCTTAATATTTATCGCCCCCTGGGAAACGTTTATAGCTTAGAAAGAAGGTACTTTTTTGGCATCGCTCGGCGCTCGGGGGTATAACAAATAAGGGGCATATTACTGCCCCTGTGTGTTACTAACTGTTCACCCGTTACCCATCACAACAGCGTATGCACTTGGTGAATCAATGTGTGAACGATCACGCCATTGTTGTGATCCTCGCTTAGTCTTAAATCCTACACGTTGGCAGATAAGTTCACCCTTACGTGGGCGACGGGGACGAATAGTTCTCATGGTGAATCCTGCTGCCATAAGTTCTGCTTTGGTGGCGGTGGCGAAGTTCATTGAATGAGAGATGATTGTGCTGATCAGTTGAACAATAGGGAAGCGATTGCCTCAATGCCTGCCTCCTCTGCTTTGATGGTGACCCATGGCATCGGTTCACCTTGGTGAGGGCATCGCCAGATCACGGCATCCTCTTCTAGGGTTGCTGCCAGTTGGTAGGCATGGTTGATATCGGTCGCCCACAGGCAACCCCACTCGTCAAAGGTGCCGAAGGACTTAGGTTGGACAGCAAAGGAAGCGGTGGGCATCGTGTGGTGTGTCGTTGGTGAAATTATAGCATGGAGGGGGCGACCCCTCACAGTTCTGCCAGCATCTCATCCAACTCATCGGTGTCGATCCGTCCATCCATCCAACGGGCACCGTCAGGGGTCATCTGTCCCCACATCAATTCTAGACGGGGGATGAGATGATCGTAGGAGTCGTATTTCTGGGCGACCTTGTAGGTCGTCTCGTCATTCTGAATCCAGAGGGCGACATTCCAGGTCTCCCAATTTTTCCAACCGTTCATCGTGTGTCGTTTGTGTGTTGTGTGTATCCTAGAGCCCAGGGCAGGCGATCAAGGCAGCAGGTGTGCCAGTCCCTGCTCTGCCACAAATGCTTCAAAGGAAAGCGGTTCATCGCCACAGTCTACGAATTCGAGCAGATACTCGTCGAACTCAAACCGAAGGTCTTGGAGGGAGGGAACGTAGATCATGGGTCGTTTGCTTTGTTGTGTGTATCCTAGACGGTCATGGGGCGAAGTCTGCCCCATGGGGGACGGTTCAGCGACCGTACCCATAGCGTCGGGCATCACGTTCCCAACGACGGCGGTCGTAGTCTTCTGCTGTGAAGTGATCGTCGAAGTCGCCGTCGAAGTCCATGGGTTGCCCTGCCCGTCCCGTCAGATCAGCAAAGGTGGCACGGTAAGGAGCACGGCAGAAGCGTTGATCGTGGTTCATGTCGTTTGTGTTCATGGGTCAATTATAAGGGGTCAGGGTGGCGATCAGTTCACCACATAGTCCACCTTGTCTGCTGGCACACGTGAGACAGTGTAACGGCGGATCTGTTGATCATACTGTCTCCACTGTTCTATAGTCTCGTTCACAACTCGATTGTGTTGCCTATCCATGCCCTTAGCAGTCTTGCACTTACGTTCTTTTCTAAAGAAGATGATCGGATGGTGGGGAGATTCTATAATCTCGATCTCTACCTTGTAGAAAGAATAGTTGCCTTTGGTTGACATTTTGTTCATGATGATTGTGAAGAGGTTAGGATCAGTCTAGAAGAGGATCGTCTTTTTCAATGTCATCCTGCATATCAGGTGGCATCATCTCACGATCATCAATGTCCAGGTCGAATATTTCACCTGGCATGTCCATGATTTCATCCCACATTAGTTTATCAAAGCGAAGGGCAATTGTGCAAGGGTCAGTATACATCAAAGACCGTTCATGAAGTCAGCGAGTGCCTCACGATACTCCTCTTCAGTGTTAAAAACTCGACCATGGATAGTCTTAGGAAACTCACCCAACTTAGCAGGGGTGGGAACATAATCACGACCCTTGGAGAGGATCTGTTGAACGTAGGGGTTGTTTGTTTTCATGAAACCATTATAAGCACAGGGTGGGGACGTTTGGGGTCGGTACTGTGCCACTTCGCCAACTGGTCACGCAGCTGCGCAGTTTGTATCACTAACTGGTTAACTAGTCCAATACTATTTTATAATCAATGGATTTGACACACCAACCTGATGCACATGTGATTTCTTCAATGAGATCATCCTCATCAACTGCATACCAAATTGTTGACATCGTTTGATTGATTGCACCTTGTTTCTCTTCTTCGGGATAAGGTCCAAATTCATCATCAAAATCAAACTCGATTTGTGTGACTTGAAAATTCATGATTAAAAGATGATCAGTTGGTTAATTTTGGGTGGTATATTCAACCTCTATGATGTCACAATGATCGTCATAGTCCTGAATTTCATAATAGCTATCTTCTATAGATTGTTCTACCATTTCATCATACATTTCCTGAACTGTCATTAACAAACCTCCAACATTTGTAGATAAAAAAATACCACCGACGACGGTGGTGAACATCATCTACCCCAGTGGGTAAATGGGGCATATTGTAATGTGTCAAGCGAAGACAAAACCATTCTCAAAATCTTCTACGTTGAAGACTTTACCAGTGATGGAAGATTGTCCGACAAACTTACGAACAAACCACTGAAAGTTCTTCTGAAAGACACCTTCACCAGCAATACAAAACTCAGAACAGAGAGCATTGAGACGAGACTTTGTGGTGTTGGATTGCCATCCACCATCAAAGATTGTCATGTCAGTGTCACTAACCTCAGCAATCTTGTTGCCATGGAGAAACACTGTAGAGATGCCAGTTTCAGGATCAAAGGTAACAGCAGTGTTAGCAGATTGCCAGTTCTTGTTTGCCTGAATAGCGGCACACATTTGCTGTTCGATCTTACGCATGTTTGGTGTCGTTTGGTTGACTTCTATACAATACAGGATCAGGGGGCAATCACAACCCCCTGTGTGCCACTATCTCAACTGGCAGCATTCATCGTCTGCCCATAGGTCACTTTGACATCATCAACGTCTGCCAAATCTTTGTAAGTTTCTTCACCATAAAGATCAGTGATTTCTGCCTCTAAATCTTGCTCTTCATAATCTTTCAGATTATCCATGATAGAATCGTAGGCAAATTGTGCCAACGTATCTATATCCATGCCATCCACAATTAGGTTGGCATAGTTCTCTTTAAGAGTGAAGAGATCAGATTGATTCATAACAATTCCTGACGACTTCTATACAATACATGAAATTTAGCGTCTGTCAGCAAATAATGGACACTTCAATAACTGTCCTCGTAGTCACTGTAATCTTTAAACTTTGGGGTACGTTTCTGTTTTGACTGATATCTTCGGGCATTCTTTACATTATACCCGAAATCTTCGTACTCATCTTCAAACTGTGCTTTGTAAGATTGAGTGGAATTACGATTAGTTTTTGCCATTAATCTGTGGTAATACTTGATATCAAACTTTGCCAGTATTTAGTACAACAATATCCTCATTTTTGATGGATTTGTTGATTAATCTACCAATACTTGCTTCAGCTAATAGACTCAATAACAGATTTTTTCTGAAATCTTCGTTATTAATAATATAATTGTATGATTTATTACTATTTTTGAAAATAATAGTCATATCAAAGCTTTTATTTGATACTAATTCAATACTTTCAATAGCTGTACTATCAAAATGTGAGATTAACATGAAATTGTTAAAGTTTAACTATTTTAAAATCTGAAAAAACGAAAAAACTCAAAAATCTCACTTTTTTAAAAATTAAACTTTTTGGTTTTTTGAGTTTTTTGACTTTTTTCGATTTTTCAGAACATAGTAATTATACAGTGCCTAGGATGCCCTGAGAGGGGTCTGTGTGCCACTACAAGGGGTGTCTACGAGTGCTTGACTGTCGTTGGGTGGTGTGCTAAGACAACAACACCTCCGTACATTACAGAACGTTACCTATATTTTTTTAAACATTAATTAACATCTTAACTTTTCCACAGGTTTTTCCACAAGGGAGTATAATTACGTTAAAGAGTGCTGATGTACACTGGAGAGTGCCTATGTGGATACTTGTGAGTAGCTGTGGAGTTACTATCTCCATTGTGGACCTATTGCCCAACCTACTAGAACATCACGTCTACCTGATTGAATAGGTGTTACTCTATGTTTTAGTCTTGAATCAAAGATGAGTAGTTGACCTTGCTTAGGTGAATGTGATGTAGTATTATCTGCTATATCTTTTACTTCTAGTTCTCCTCCTGTATAGTTGTTAGAGAGGATGAAGGAGAATGATAGTTTACGTTGATAGTTGTTAGTATGTTGTACTGGTGTATTTTCTTGTGGTCTACGGTATATGTTATTAGTAGGGGGATTTACATCGATGTGCCAGTTATAGTGTTGTTGATCAGTATATGATATGTACGTGATCGTATCTTGATCGAAGCAAGTGATATCGTAATGGAATAGTTGTTGATTAACACGTGAGATATGATGCCACAACATACCAGCATACCATTTAGATGTAGGTAGAGATGCTGTTGTACAATTACGTGTTGATGTGTCTAGTTTACCATCGGGGTATTGTTTAGTAGGTGCTGTAAGTGCTGGTTTTTGTTCATATTGTTGTAGATCGTTAGTGATCTCTTGTAAGACTAGAGGGGAACAATCAGTTTCAATTGTTATTACTGAGGGGTTCATGTTTATTAAATTGTTTACGACATAGCTTTACGTCTTTAAGTTCATTTTTAATCATTTGGTAAGCATCTTCAGCAGAGATCTTACGTGCCATTTCCATAGCAGTAATGATTTCTACTCTTGTACCAAAATGCTTTAGTGCTTCTTCAAAACAGTTTAGTTCTTCGTACATTGGTGTGCTAGATTGTATAGTTCATCAAGGATTAATTTAAGTTCATCATAACGATGTGTATTAAATTGTTGTAATGCTTTTGATTGTTCTTTACGAACGATTGCTTCTACTTCTTGCCATTGTCGTTGAGTCATGTGTTATTTACCTGTATATTGATAGCATGAGTATTGTGGATTATATCTATCGATATACTTTTGGGCATGATCGATACAAGTAAACCAACAACGTTTATCTTCTGATCTATTAAGAAGAAAGATGGGGAAAGTTTCGATATAAGGGAAGAGCTCTTTTTTACGAGAGTTTTGTACTTTAATAGTATTATTCTTGGAAACCTTCTTCCGAGAGCGTTTGGTAGTCGATTGGTTGGTAGTAGTAAGATTTTTTAAATTTTTTGATAGATTGGATTGTGTCTTGGATTTTACCATGAATAAAAGTAAGCATTAGTCTAGGGAAGGGGGCATAATGTGCTGTCCATACTTCTGGGTACACTTCTATTCTACCATGAAATTCGGTGGCGACAACTCTACCACGACAACCGTTAGGTTTGTAGAATGGTGGTTGATTACCCAATACAAAGTCTTGTGTACCACTGTAGTCAATCAGATACAATTCACCGTTAGGTGATAACCAGAATTCAGACATTGTGGATGATATATCCTTGGTCTGTAATGTTTTATTGTGAAAGCCTGGTCCTAGATCATAGGAACAATGAATTGTATCAAACATACCCATTAGTCTACGTAATTATTCTCTCGTAACCATTTATATGTTAATGGAGTCGGTTCATAATCTGTCCACATCGTACCAGCAGCACAGGATTGTAATGCTTTCATGGTCATGTTTTCAGTTCTACCTGCCCAACCTGCTTCTGCTTCCCATGGTACAGCATGTTCAGGATAAGTACGTTCTGCTAGTGTACGCCATAGGATAGGAACTTCTTCTTCTGGCATTATAATAGCAACCAAGCTATTGTCAATACTACCTGCCATACAATCTTGTGCTGCATGCCATCCTTCATGTCTCATTACCATCATCAATACATGTGGTTCATCCATGTACGTCCTATTGAGATAGAAATTATTGGATACTGTATGATAAACACCACGATGAAGTGATGGGAAATACTTCTCATCAGCGAGGAATACTTTAATACCAATTTGATTAAGAGTCATCAACATGGTATTAAACTCTTGTGCTACTGGTGTGTAACGCTCTGGGTCATCATATTGTGATGAGATATCCAGGAGAGAGTGTACTTCCTCAACACCATCCGTACATTCACGGAGTAGCATACAACCCATAGCATCCATTGAATAGAATCCTTTGGTGATTTTATCCTCATTCGCTAGTGCTACATGTGCTGTACCTAGTGATAATGCTGTGAGAGCAGCAATGAACATGTTTTTCATAGTTTACTTCCAACGAGGTCCTAATACCCATCCTACTAAACATTTCCGCTGTCCAGATTTAACAGGTAATACACGATGAGTAAGACGTGAATCAAATACCATCAATGATCCCTTATCTTTAGGACACCAAAACATATGTGGCACATCTATAATTTGTAAATCACCACCAGTATACTCATCAGGATGGGAAAGTTGAAGAGTAAAACTAAGTTTTCTTGTATATTCTAGATGAACTAAATCAATACATTCCCAACTAATTGGACCACGACGTGTTGTCATAGCAATAGTATCATCAGAATGCCAACGATACTGATGACCAACACCATAGGTCAAATGATGTACTTCATTAAATGCTAAATGAGAAAGATCATATTGAAAGTTTTCATGATTGATACGTTCAATATAACTCCAAATAAAGGGACCAACCCAATCGTGAGGTTGTGCCCAACGAGCATCAACCTTACGATAATCAGGGTCAGTATCACCCATATTTAATCCTGGTTTTGGTTCTACATTATCCTCAAAGTATTCAGTGATTGAATCACATAAACCATCAGGTAATCTGGTATCTTGTACATACCATTGAAAACCACTTTGTTTACCAACGAGTGGTTTATGACTAATAAATTCATCCATTAGTCATATCCATCAAATCATCAAGACGGAAGTACAATAGTTCTTCATCATCATGACTGTCATCACCAAGATACATCCACTCTTGAAACTCTTCACCAATAGCAATAGCATCATCAATACGATCTTTCTTCATCAGAAACATGAAACGACGATGACGATTGGTCATGATCTTATCAACTTGATAGCAAATTGATTCTTGTTCTTGTTGGAGCGGGTTCATTTGGTTACAAGCGAATTGGCAAGGTGATCATAGCTGACAAAGGTCTTGTCCTCTGGCAGGATCTCTATAATAGCACGGGCGAAGTCATTTGGGAAGCGTCCGTGATATCTCCAAAATTTGTTGACCATATCCTCTTCCAGGTCTTCCCGTGGACGAATACGAACAGGACTCTCATCATAATTGATGGGAGCAAAGAGATCTGAAATGTATGAAAATTGAGTCATTTGGTGTAAATGTAGCTAGAAGAATAGGTCTCAAGGAAGTCTACAGCAGATTTGTACATCTGGTAACTACCAGGGAGAAGATCTTCCCAGTCAATAGTATCCTGAGAAGTCCAATCAATAGTACCATCATTGTCATCAATGAGGTAAGTCACAGGGATGCCATTTTCAATCATAATGGCTTCACCATTGACCACAACATACATCAGATCGGTGTCCATTTGTTTGAGAAAAGTAGAGGTGCTATAATAATTTAGCAGAGAAAGTCTCTGCTGTCAACCTCAACGCTTATAGAGATAACCACCTGCCCAATCGGCATGTTGAAGCAACCATTCACGTTCGGTGATAACGAGCAGGTTGAAGCGGACGTGCTTAGCAGGTGCTTTGAACGATGCTGGTTTGTAGACTTCACCAGTCTTCTTATCCACGAAAGCGTGAACACTACGGGAGGGAGGACGATTGTGGTTAGGAACCTCCATGATGATCTTGTGATACTTACGACCAGACTCGATCACAAACTTGTACTCAGGTGCCTCATGCTGACCGATTTTACCGTGGTTACGATCCTTGAAGTTCTGCTCCAGGGCATCACACAGCATGAGAGTGTACTTGCGGACATTGAGTTGGATGTCATTCCGTGCCTGCTGAGTGGCAGCGAAGTCAGCGAAGGATTGAGCAGTCATGGAGTCGTCGTCCGTTGGTATGAAACTAAGTATAGAGGGTGCCGAGGGCGGATCGGCGGAGTCTAGTGCCAGTTTGAGGAGTGGCATGGCGGTCCATGCTCTCGTCTTCTCTGGATCTACCGTGTCTCCGACTCGCTTGGAGTTGATTGGAGCATGGTAGGTACGCTTCTTTGTGTTGTAGAATCCCCAGATAGTGCGACATTGATCGCCATTATTGTAAATCCACCCACGATTAGATACAAGCCAAATTGCATGAACAGAACGTTTAAATGATACCGTCTCGTAGAAATATCCTTCTGGGGGTTGATGGGGAAAATCATTGGGTAACTCAATCATGTATACAGTATAAACCCCTCCAGGGCGTCCTGAAGGGGTCTTGTGACACTTTGTACGCTGGGTGCCTTAAAAGTCTGCTAGAAGGTCTTCTGGCAGGGTCTCAGGCGTCTCCCACAATTCTTGTTCACTCATTTCTCGAATAATACTCTCTCGGAGCTCATAATCGCCAAAGATGTCGCCTTCAAAATCATTCATTAGTCTCGTTGTGCTTGATTACCAGTTGTTAGTTCGACTTCATCGAAGTCCCATTTATATACTACCAAACAGACATTTCTGGATGGTTCGTCAGGGAATATCCTGACACAAATTGACATAGAGTCTTCACATGCAAATTTTACTATACCGAAGTGACCCTTATAATATACTTCTGTTCCTACGGGAAGCATACTCGGATTCCGTGATTGGTTCGTCGTGGACATAGATTCCGTCAGCATTAGGATACAGGCAAGAAGCTAAGTAAGAAGCTTGAGCACTAGACGTAGCAATTAGATATAGATGATAGTTGATACATCCATTATCTGGCTCTGCTTTGTCATCAACCCATGACATTTCTACTTCAACTAGGTAGACATTTCCATTACGAATATGATCTTCTAGATCAACAATAATGTCAGCAATCATATTCTTTGTTCTCCATATCTGCCATCTCTTGCTGAAGTTCTTTGATGTAAGAATCCTGTTCATCAATACGATGTTGAAGAGTTTTGAGAAGATCTTTAAGCTCTTCAAACATAGCAGCAGTACGATCGTCCATAATAGTCATTTGTGTAACGGTACTACTTATTCTTCATCATATGATGAAGTTCATCAACTGTCACCTCCAACTCTGCTGCTGCTTCTTCATCCCACATACGATTGTTCTCCTCACATGCTTGGATAAACATGGGATCATTTGCCATTTGTTCAATCAAATCGTCGAAAGTCAAAGAAAATGGATTAGTCATTACCAGATCTCCGTGAATCGTTTGTGTGTTGTTTTGGTCATTCTACCTTCTTTGAGCATGTTGTCACATACTCTACAGAA